TCCATTGCTATTAGTGCCACTACCATTGCTATTAGTGCCACTACCATTGCTATTGGTTCCGCTACCATTGCTATTGGTGCCACTACCATTGCTATTAGTGCCACTACCATTGCTATTGGTGCCACTACCATTGCTATTGGTTCCGCTACCATTATTGCCATTTCCATTGCTATTAAAACCTTCATAACTATATAATACTCCATTAATATATGGAGTATTTTCATAGTATTCTCTAATACTAGGAGAAAAAACTATTAATAATATAGTTATACATATTAATATAATATCAATAATGTTTATACATTTATTATTAAATATATTCATATACTATAATATATATATATATTATATATAATCATTCCATTCTCCTTCAGCCTTAAACATTGGAACTTTATTTAATATAATAGGGGCATAAAAATCATCTGGTTTTTCTTCTTGTTCTTCTACTAATTCGTCTTCTTCTTCATCTTCTTCATCTTCTTCATCTTCTTCATCTTCTTCATCTTCTTCATTAATACTTGTCATATTAATATTCAAGTATTCATAAGTATTTTCATAAAAATTTAAGCAAGTATAATAAGTAATTATTATAAGTATAAAAAGAATAACTAATGTATATAGTTCCATATAATTTAACTCATATATTTTATATTATTTAATAAAATATAGTCATATGTTAATATATGAAAGAATATTTTAAAAATTTAAATTATTTTACCACTTCACGGTCATACTTTTGGGTCATCTTCTGATACAGGGTCAGTTGATTCAGAAATACTAACTGATTCAACTTTATTCTTAAGCCAAGGGTCAACTTCTTGCAAAGTATCTTTTAGAGAAGAATCTAGACTGGTGGTCTCTTCAACCTGTTCTTCATCCTGCCCTTCATCCTGCTCTTCATCCTGCTCTTCTTCAACAACTTCTGAAACACTATTTTCACCAGATTCAGCATCTGCTAATTTTGCTTTTTCTAATTCTTCCTGTTTATTTTTCTCTTCTTCTTCTTTTGCTTTTGCTAATTCTTCGGCAGCGCGTTTTAGCTTATCTCTTTTATCTTCTTCATATAGAATATCTTTATTAACTGCATTTTCCTTATAACCTTGCATTAGTTCTTGTAGACCATCATTGATGAATTTTTCATCTTCAATTTTATCAGCAATCGGGTTAAATGGCAACCAATATCCAACTTGTCCAACAAAGACATGGAAAGAACTATCTTTCTTTTGTAATCTCATTGCTTTAGTATCTGCTTCTTCTTTCGTAGAATAAACTCCTCTAACTTTTAAACCTCTAATATTTGTTTTTAAAGTATTTTCTTTTACAAAATCTTTTTCAATGTCATCATGATATTTATATTGAAAATCTAAATAGTGTTCATAAAATTTCTTAAAATCTTTATCTTGTTCTTTGGCAATAGATTGTAAAAACTTGGCTGTTTTAAAAGCTTCTTTATTTTGTATTACGTCTTCAGGTTCTACAAATGATAGTAAACAGAAGTTTTGTCCGCTAACTGGTTCATCAACTTCTAGGAAATCTTGTTTTTCTTCAGCCATCTTAATATATTTAGTATATATATTAATTTTAAGTCATTTTAAACTTAAATTAAAATAATATAATAATTAAATGTATTTAAATAAAAATAATATAATGAAATATCTATTACAATTAATTATTGTTGCAGTTACAGTTCATACATTATCTCCTTGCAAAATTAAGGTTCAAACATCATTATTAGTTGGTTTAATATCTGCATCTTTATTTGCTATAATAGATACATATTTCCCTATGGTAGTTTATAAAGATAAGTTTGATAATAGCAAAATTACTTTATAATTTTAATATTTATAAAAGTATGGATAGCTATATATTACGAAAAATAAAAAGTAAGAGAGGTAATAAATATAAATATGAATATTATGATGAAAGAAATAAAAAGATATCTTCTGAAAAAGCGAAAAAATATTTAAAAAAAATATATATACCTCCTGCTTATGATGATGTGAAAATAAATAAAAAGAAATCTAATATTCTAGCTATAGGAATAGATAATAAAGGAAGAAAACAATATACATATGATAAAAAGTCAACCGAAAAGAATTCAAATAATAAATTTAAAAAATTAGCAAAATTTGGTAAAGATTATAAAAAAATAATAAAGAAAATTGATATAGATTTTTATACTGGATTAGATAACAAAGATAAACAGATTGCAATAATTCTAAAAATTATAATGGATTGTAATTTTAGAATTGGAAATGATAAATATGTTAAAGATAATAATTCATATGGAGTAAGCACATTAGAAAATCAACATATTAAAGTTAAAAGGGATAAAATAATAATAGATTTTATAGGTAAAAAAGGTGTTAGAAATGAATGTGAAGTCAAGAATAAAAAGATAATCAAAACCTTGAAAAAGAAAAAAAAATTAACAAATAAGAAAGACCGTATATTTACTTATAGAAAAGATAACAAATATTACGATATTAAGTCTAAAGATGTTAATAATTACCTTAAAAAATTAGGTAATTATACAACTAAAAATTTTAGAACTTGGGGGGCAAATCTAAATTTAATAAATGAATTAATTAAGAAAAATAATAATAAAAAACATTTACAAATATCCATAGATGAAGTTGCAAAAAAATTGCATCATACACCAGCAATATGTAAAAAAAATTATTTAGATTCTAAATTAATTAAATTTTATGAGGTAGATCATGGGAAATTTATTAAATATTTTAAAAATGGTGATATAGTTAATTTATATACAAAGTTTTTAGAAGATAATTATTAATATAATTTATACTTATATTTACCTGAATCAAGTTTAACACGTTCACCCATGATATCGCCAGGGACATTATTATCAATAATAGAATAAATCTTTTGTGGATTTTTTCCTTCAATTACATAATATTTTATATTTTTGTGTTTAATCTTTTTATAAACAGGCTCATCATCTGAATCTTCATTTGATGATTCTTCCTTAGACTCTGGTTCTTCCTTAACCTCTGGTTCTTCCTTAGACTCTGGTTCTTCCTTAGACTCTGGTTCTACCTTAACCTCTGGTTCTACCTTAACCTCTGGTTCTTCCTTAGACTCTGGTTCTTCCTTAGACTCTGGTTCTTCCTTAGACTCTGGGATAATCTCATCATATAGAGAAGCTACTGCTAGTTCATCAGCAAATCTATTACCAATTGTATCTTCATCATCTCCATCTGTATGAGCTTTAACATGTTTAATATCTACATTATTGTATTTTTGAAATAGTCCATATGCCTCCTTTATTAATTCAATATTAGGAATTACTCCTTTCTTCTTTTTCCAATTATCATTATTATATTTTTCACCTGTATATGTACACCAACCAATTGATACTTCTGAATCAGTAAATATCATTACCTTATCACCCTTTTCAATTTCTTCTTTACAAATATTAAATACTTCTATAATTGCAGATATTTCTGCTACATTATTAGTGTGTTTACCAGTAATACGTCTAGATACATTTCTTTTGTCATTATTGCCAAAATATACTCCTATACCCGCTTTAGCATTTTTTTTTCCATTATTTTTGCAAGCTCCATCTGTATATACCTTAACATCTGGTTCTACCTTAACCTCTGGTTCTCCATCATCTCCATCATCTGTTTTTTCTGATACAAATTCTAATATATTTTTTATGTCTTCATCATCTAATTCTGTTCTTTTTTTCTCTGATTCACTCAATTCATCTGAGTTATCTTCTTGTTCTACTTTAACAACAGGTTCTAACTTATCTTCTGTTTCTAACTTATTTTCTGGTTCTACTTTAACATCTGGTTCAATTATAATTAAATCTATATTATTTTTAATTTTACCTTTATCTTTCGACTTATTTTCATATTTCTTAATTTTTCGTTCGAGTTGTTCAATATATTGATCTTTCTTTTCAATTTCATTTGCTTGACTAACTACAATTGATACTTTGTCATTACAAATTTTTTCTTCTTCTTGAGCAATTTTTTCATCTTGCCATTTATTAATCATGCATTCATATTCATAACATTTTTTATTAAGACCACTTATAATTTTTTCTTTATCTTTCAGTTCTTCTAATTGTAATTTATTTTGCATATTTAGTTCATCTACTAATTCTTTGCCTTTATTTGCAGTACCTTTGTTAGTATCAATTGCTTCACTATACGAGTGAACCAATTCATCAACTAATTTAATTAATTCATATCGTGCTTCAGCTACAATCATAGTAATATATCTCTTTTATTAATTATTTTTTATATATATTTTCAAATTAAAAATAAAATATAATTTATATTATGGATAATAAAAGTAAATGTTCTCCAATTAAAGGGAATAATTGCATTACTTGTATAGATGAAGATATAATTAAAGATATTGCAATTATATTTAATAAAAAAATGAATGGGGATATAGATATAACTAAGTCACCTAAATCTATACACAAAAATATACTAAAGATATTGAAAGATAATAATAAAAATAGTAATGAGACAGTATTATTAAGTATGAATACTATTATTGAGGAGCTACCTAAGGAAAAATTAGAAAGATTTACAAATAGTTTTAAACCCAAGATGCCAAAAGGGTGGGAAAATAATAAAAATGAATGGTTAAGCAATATTGATATTGAAAAAGTATTAAAACAATATTCTGAAGCTTATCCAGAATTCCACCTTCATGGACCAACTGCTATAGATTTTAAACTAAAGGAAGGAAATATATGTAAGGTTGACGACTTATGTAAGTTTAATTTAAAGAATCATTTAAATAATAAAGAAACAAAATTAGGATTTGTATTTAATACAGATCCACATAATGAATCGGGCGAACATTGGATTAGTTTATATGTGGATTGTAAGGGTGTAAACTTAAATGTTCCAACTATATATTTTTTTGATTCAACAGGAGATCCTCCACCAAAAGAAGTCGAAGAATTAATAAATATTATTATAGAACAGGGTAAAAAAGAAAATATAAATTTTACATATTTATGTAATGATATACAACATCAAACAGGTAATACAGAATGTGGTATATATACAATTCATTTTATAATATATATGGTTGAAGAGAAAGATTTTTATGATTATATTAAAAAGAAAAAATCAGATGAATATATTGAAAAATTTAGAAATATATTTTTTATAGAATAATAGTATATGGAACAAAATTTAAGATCTTTTTTAGCAACACAACAAACTTGTCAACCATGCCCTTCTTGCGACCCTGAATCACCATTATTATCAAGACAATTTGGGAATATGTTTGATGACTTGGGTTTAACCAGAAATAATATGGTCGAAGAACTACATCCCGAACCATATAACCCTTCAGCACAGGGAACTATGCCTTACAAACCAAAAAAATCAAATAATTTAAATACAAGACAAGTTTCAATTGCTCAGGTTCTTGAATATGAAAGTATTATAAATAATAAAATTAGAGAATTAACCAAGAATAATTTAAATTTTAATCCTAATACTAAGTTTTTACCAGGTCATTATACGAATTTTGTATCCTAATTAATCTAAAATAAAAATATTATATAATATATAATAAAATGAAAGGTGGAGCTTGGGGCGAAGATATTCTTAAGTATTCGACGATGATATTTGCATTCTTATTTGGTATTGGTGTAGCTATATTAGGTATATGGACTATATTTAATATATTCAGAGCTGGTTGGGGCGCTGCTGGCCCCGATTCGTGGGGTGTCTTAATGGGCAATAAAAATAATTCCAATGACCGTAAACGCCGTGGTAATAGAAATGGTAATGGCAATAGAAATGGCAATGGAAATGGCAATGGCAATGGCAATGGCAATGCTCCAGTCCCAGCACCAAATGATCCATCGCCAAATGATCCAAATGCAGTATTTGAAACGTTTGCTTCTGTTTAAAATACCGCGTTATACATAAATATATTTAATATTATTTTTTAATATGAGTTCTTTATATGATAAATTTCATAGTGATAATAACATAAATCATTTATATCAATTATTAGATGATTTAATTAAGAAGAATACAGGTACAAATATAATAAATAACATGGATTATTTTAATTATTTTAACAATAAATTAAGGGAAATATTTATACAGACTAGATCAACTGATTTACCAACTATAAACAAAGAAGTTTTAAAATCTGTATTAGGTCATTTTTTAAAAGATATAAAACAAAAAAATGAAAATATTAGTCATTCAAAGATAAATTTTATGAAATTTAAAGAACAAACTAAAAAAATAACAAGTGAAAATAATTCAAATATGAAAACATCAGACAAAAAAACACCCATAAAAGAAGCACCTGTAAGAGAGACGTCCGTAAGAAAAACACCCATAAGAGAAACACCAATTAGAGAAACACCTATAAGAGAAACACCATTAAGGGAAACACCTATTAATAATAATGAAGAATTATCATTTGAAGACCTACTTTCTAAAAAAGAAAAGAAAAAACCTGAAGTAGTAAAAATGGATAATAAAACAAATGATGGCGAAGAAGAAGATATTATGAATATATATAATAATTTTGTTCAATCTAGAGAAATAATACCAGGTGATAATAAAACCAATGATATCAAAGTAAAAACTACACCACAAGTCATAGAAACACCCATCAGAGAAACACCCATCAGAGAAACACCCATCAGAGAAACACCCATTAATCAACCAGAAGTTAAAGAAACACCCATTAATCAACCAGAAACACCTATTAATACTATAAATGATTTCAAAGATATCTTAGATAATAAACCAAAAGAAACAAATATTTCAATGAGTTTTAAAGATATACATAGTACAAATTTTAAAGAAAATATTATAGTTTCATCATTTTCTAGAACAAATAAAGAAGATTCTAATTTATATAATTTTAAGATATCTAATGTAAAGCAAATTCATAAATTTGTTAGATGTATATTACCAATTGAAAATACATTACATTTTACAATACCTATTCTTAAATTAAGTATTCCAGAATTAGAGTTAAATATACACATGTATTGTATTAAAACTTATGATTTTAATAACTATAAATATGCAGTATATGAACCAGAAGAAAATGATATTAATAATGTTAAGACAAATAGTGGTGAATTATCCATAGATATAACAAGTATATATGGAAATATTAATTATATGTCTGATATAATTAAGGGCAAAATAGAAAATAATGAAGATGGTAAATATGTTAAAATTAAAAATATATCAAAAATAAAAGAAAATGATATTATCAAAGTAAATGATAAATATATAAATGTTACAAGTAATCTAGTTACTATAAATGAGGATGATATAATAATTGAAAATCTAAATGATATAAGTGAAGAAGATGTATATATAGTAAATATGAATTTACAGAGTGTGTTGATATTTAATTAGAATCTTCATTATCCAAGACATATAAGTTTTTATTAACTATAAATATTGGATCGAGATTTATATCACTAAATTCAAGTTCTTCTGATATAGAATATGGAAATATTTTTAAAATTCTATTAGTTTCACTTTCAATTGGCATATAAAAGAAGTCTTCTGTAATATTATATTTAACCTTATAACCAATAAGGTTACTTTCTTTTAATAACTTAGATAATGGTGGAAATGGAATATCAGTTTCATCAACTCTTAAACTATCTCTAATATTATCTAATATAATATGGTCGATTGTATATAATTCTTGAAATACAGATAATTTAGTTCCCATTTTTTTATCTAACTCATGTCCATCTAACATAAATTTTTGATATATACCTAACTCTATATCAAATATACCTATAAGTTTACCATTTTCCTTAATATATCTGATATCTTTATTATTTTCCTTTTCATTTTTATTTAATTTGGTATATAAAAAGACTTGTTTATCTTCTTGTAGTGCAGAAACAACAAATATATCAGGTGGTAAATATACATTTATTTTAGATTCAAGTTGTTTAATATCAATTTCATTCAATCTCTCACTAGATACACCTGGGAAATATGCTGTTTCATCTTGAAGTAATTCATCAAACTCTAAACAATTCTTATTGATACTAATATCATCTCGTGTATTTTGAATACAATCTACAGATGCTTCTTTAATTAAATCAGTTACTTCCTGAGATATAACATATTTCTTTTCCATTATATTAAATAAATTTTGATCTAGTGTATTTTGAAGTGATTCTGTTTTAATTTTAACTAAATTATTTAACAAATCATAAGTAGTCTTGTATTCAGTTGTTAATAATTCCTTTAATTCTTTATCATTGCTATGTTCTATTTCCGGGATATCCCATATATCTGAATCTTTCAAACCTTTGTAAATATCTATTAATGATTCACCCTCGGGGAAAGCACTTAAGTATAAATATTCTTCAACAGTTCTATCTTTTGGATCTAGTGTATCATGAGATTCTAATCTAATAGCCCTACCAAATACTTGATCAATTCTAACATAATTCCAGTATGGTTCTAAGATATGAACTTGTCTTACACATGTTAATGAAATACCTTCAGCGCCAGCACCAGAAATAATCATAATTTGGATATATTCTCCGTATTTATTCTCAATGTCATTAAAAGCTACTTTATTTAATCTTCTTTCATCTTGACTTTCAGAACCTGTAATAAAAGTATATCTTAATTTTTTAGATTTATCGGTGTCATTAGGATTATATTTAGTATATCCATTGGATTGTAAGATTAATTCAAATATTTCTGATCCAGCATCGCCTCTAAATTCACTATAAAATAGTGCTTTACCAACAGATTTACCATCATCTACATATTTTAATAAATTTTCTAATAATCTATTAAATTTAGGCGAATATTTCTTAAGGTTTGTTTTTTGAATTGATAAACCATCGTCTTCAGCTAATGAAGAATATTCTTTTTCTTTTTCTTCTAAGAACTTAGTTTTATCTTTATCTTTTTTAAGTAATCTAAATTTATCATTATCATATACCATATTACATGCTTGTCTTGTTCTAATGTGATAATCAAATGTATCGCTAGAATACATCTTACTGCGATTCATCTTTATAGTTCTTTCCTTTTCAGTTAGCCATGCAGCTTCATATTTATCAAATTGCCTTTGACTCATAGGACATAATTCAACTTGAATTTTCTTAGAAATTTTAAAATCAGAATAATTAACACCTTGATATACAATATTCTTAGGATTAATAACCTCAGGCATACTTACAATTGAAGATCTATCAATTGGGTAATATGAAACTAAGCCCATTATCATCCTTTTTAATAAACTTTTCTTTTCAGTCGGTATAGTATTGGCATCATCGAAAAAATAATTCATAAATTCATTATTATTTGTTAAATCAGTATTAACATTGTCATTATTTATTGTAAATAATTCTCTATGAACACAAAATTCTGTCTTACCCTTATCATCAAACTTTATTTTTTTTGAACCAGATGAATCATAACCTCCCTTTATTATATTTATTATATCCTCTTCTGGTAAACTTTCAAATGTTTCTTGAGATGGTATAATTTTATCAGGCTTAAATAACTTATGTAATCCATCATATACAATATTTATAAATTCTTTAAAATCATAATCATTATATTTAACTGTATAAACCACTTTACTATCTTTATCCATAACAGATTCAAATCTAGTTGTATTTTTCATAATTGATACACATAGTCTCCCTTGTTTATTTGTAACATTAATTTGATATATTGGTGAAGTCTTATTATAAAATATTTCTTTTAATTTATTATATACTTCTACATTATTATCATTTACATTTATTATAAAATTATAAGTTTTAGTTATTCCTTTAATCATATTAAATAATACAGCAACCTCACTTGGTTTATTTATAATAGGTGTCCCTGATAAACATATTAATTTAATATTTCTTGCATTAATAATCCAATTATAAAATATCCTTGAAGGTCCACTATTATTTACAATTTCTCTTATAAAATTATGAACTTCATCTATAATTATAACTTCATCATTAAAAGGTGAATTAATGTAATATTTTTCTTTATTAATTTTTAGTTTTTCTTCTAGTTTTTTAACAATTTGTTGATTATTTGTTTTATAATCAATATCACCTTCAAAATCATATACTATATCATCATCGTCTCCATCCATAAATTCTTTAATCCCTGTATCTTTTACTTTTGGAAATGGATTATAATGTATAAAATTATATTTTACTTTAATTAGTTCTGTATTTTGGAGATCGATATATTTTAATTCAGTCTCAGTTAATACCTGAACCCTTGTTTCAGTTTTAACATTTTTCTTTATTAAAAAACCATCTACATTTTTAATATTTTCAATTTCTTCATCTTCTCCTGCAATATCCCAAAACCCTTTTTCATATTCTTTAACTTTATTATGGACTTTATTAATAATATCAGTTGTGACTTTATATTTATTATATAGTAATTTCCTTAATTTTGGTTGAGATATTATATCATCAAATGGTATAAATTTCCAATTATTACTATTTTTTCTAAAAAGGTCTTCACCCCATACCTTAACTTCTTTAATAAATTCTGTTTCTAGAGAAGCTGGTAATAAAGTTGTTATATCCATATTATTTGATAATCCTTCAGCTGTAGATATAGCAGTTGCTGTTTTACCGGTTCCAAGACCATGATAAACAAGTAATCCTCTATATGGAGATTTAAAACTTAGATATTCCTTTACAAAATTTTGATATATTTTTAATTTATTATTTTTAGTTTCTTGAATAATATTATTATAAAAATCTTCATTTAACCATTTAATAAATGCTTTTCTTTGTATTGATACATATTTTTTATCATAACTACTTATATTATCTTTGTTAAATTCTTCACTTAATATTTCTTCCTCATCATCCACTTCATCTTCCTCTTCTTCTATTTCATCAATATTTTTAGGTAATAGGATAATTTTAGTCTTATCTCTATTTTTGTATATTTTATTTAATTCTTTAATATCTTCACTATTAACTAATACAAAATCTTTATTAATATCAGGGTTAACTTCAATTTTTTTTAATTTTGCAATATCCACATTTTCTATATTACTATCAAAAAATATATGGACTATATTAGATAATCTTTGATTTAATTTTATTTCTTTACTACCCATTTATTATAATATATTAATATTTAAAAAATCGTAACTAATCTTAATTTAAAACACCATATTTACATAATGCATTTTTAGAAGCATCTTGTTCTGATTTTTTCTTAGTTTCTCCAAAACCTTCACTTATAATCTCTTCTCCCTTTAATACTAAACACTTAAATGATGTATTAGTAATTATTTCTTCTACTTGATATTTTGGGTATTCTTTAAAATTATTTTGAAAATATCTAAGCAATTGATCTTTATAATTTGTATTATTTACAATAATATTTTGGAAATCTATATATTTTTCATATATAGTTATTAAAAATCTTTTAACTAGATTAATATCATTTGTATCTAGGAATAAAGCACCTATAAAAGCTTCAAATGAATCTTCTAAAATATTCTTATTATTTCTACCCGAATGATTATCATCTATATGACTAGATATAATCAAATGTCTATTAAAATCTAATTTATCTGCCAAATAAGCTAATGTTTCTCCATTAACTAATCTATTTTTCATTCTTGTTAAAAAGCCTTCATCTTGACCATATATTAAAGTATATCTCTTATATATATAATCTGATACAATATATCCTAATATAGAATCTCCTAAAAATTCCATAGTTTCATATGATTCTTTTTGAAGTTCCAAATAATTATTAGTATTTTCATATTCTTCATAATCTTTCATATGACAATATGATTTATGGATAAATGCTTTTTGATATAAATTTATATCTTTTATAGTAAGATCGTTAATATTAAGTTTATTCATAATATTAATGACATGTTCATTTGTAATTAAAGAATTATTTTTATTATAAGGATTACTCTTAAACTTAGTTTTAATCATAATTGTATATATATAATATTATATTTATGTTTAAATAATTTTATTTATGTTTAAATAATTTTATTTATTCAAAGTTTGAATCAGAAGCACATGAGTTAACAACATCTAATGGTCTTCTTAAAAGGTCTGGTCCAATAGAGGTGTTCATCCATGGGCTTACAGATACTTGAGGATTCGGTGGTTCAGACCTTAACTGTCTGTTAGCGTTTCTTAAACTTTGGCCAACAGTATTTACACCAACGTGATAGCCCGAAGATAAGAAGTTAATTCCTTTAAGGATGCCTTCACCAATTGGATAATTTTGGTTGAATTCGCTAATTTGTGCAGATTCATCGTTAGGTAGTAAATCAGCAGCAGTTAATGAATTTTGGGGATAGCATGTACTCGGTGTTCTATTTAATTGAACAGGTAAATTCATTTCATTATTACCTAATCCCTCCGATGATCTTACTCCATTATTAGCATTAGCATTAGCATTAGCATTAGCATTAGCATTAGCATTATGGACAGCCGCCGGACCATTATTCTCTAATTCCGAATTATCATTGGTGTCAAAATAATCGTATCCACTTGAAAATACGTTTTGCCATAACCAAATAGCAATAATTACAAATATACCAGCTAATATAATCTGATCGCAATCTACTTTCATTATATTATATATTATATAAAAAAAATATAATTAATTATTTATTTCACGTCTGATTCGTCAATATCTCCTCTTAATAATTTCAATTGTTTTTCTAATTCTTCCATTTTTTGTATTTTTAATTCTTTTTCTTTTTGCAACTTTTCTTTTTCTTTTTGTAACTTTTCTTTTTCTTCTGCAATTTTTAAAAATGCTTCTTCATCGAAAATATCTTCGTCTGAATCATTTGTTTCATTATTATCATCTTCAATTAAACAAACTTCGCTTACTAAATATTTATTTACTCTGGGTATAAATGCTTTTAATTGCGATATATATATATCGCAAATATATTGTTGTTTCATGAATTTAATACCCCTTATATGTAATATTAATATTGATTCTGTTTCAGGATCAATGTTATCTACATTAATAAATTCTTTTGATTGATTATATATTTTTGATACTATCTTATTTTGGATTGTTGGTAACTTGAACCTTATTGATGGAGAGTTATTTTTAGCGATAGGTTTAGCCGTTCTTTTATACATATCATCTATAATATCTAAAGGTATTTCTTTATTAAACCATTCTTTTCCATTGTTATATGTTTCTTTTATTAATTTATCATCTAACTTAATAAAAAAATCATAAAAATCTAAATTATTATTCGCTATTTGGAATTGTAATGAAGGATCCTTTGATAAATTCTGTGTATCTGATAACATTTTGACTTTGCTTGTTTGTATAAATAATGGTTTATTATTATATGAAATATTACTATAATATATATTTTTCTGTTTTTCTGGTTTTGTAAATTTAATTTTATCGCTAGATAAGTCTATTTTATCATAATTTAATACGCTTGTCATTTATTAAATATATATATAATATTCATATTTTCATAAACGCGTTTAAAGGTTGATATGTGCCACACTTAGTATTATTTAATAGCATATATCCGTCTAAACATCCAATATTAAATTCTTCTTTATAAGTTAAACAATTCAAAAATATATTAACTAAAAATCCTAGTAAAAAGTAAAATAAGTATTTTGTATATTTCATTTATAATTATATAAATATTATTAATATACATATATATTTTTTGCTTTCCATTTACATATAAATTTATCATTATATTTCCATATCTTATCTATATAGATATCACATTTCATATTACTAAATTTTTGAATGTTTTGAATGGTTATAGGAAAATTATCATTATATATATCTACTGTATACTTATTATATACAAATGGTAATTTAACTATTAATGTTGGATCATATTTACCGTTCTTATCATATTGTATCTGTGAACTATATAAATCACAATTTTCTTCTGTTAATCCTATATAATTCATATTACTAAATTCAATATTTTTAATAAATTCAAAAAAACTATTCATATTTTCATCTTCTTTATAATTCGTAAATTGTAAATTCATTAAATTTGTCTTACAATTAAATCCAAAAGGGCAAAACATCTTTGGAGTAGTAATATATAATGTAGGGTTCTTATAATACATTAATTGTATATATGCTATTTTTTCATTATCTACTACATTTACATTTGACTTATCAATTTCATATTCTTTCTTTTTTACATTAGGATTTTTGCATACATGATTTATGTAATTGACTTTATCAATTACATATGTTCCGTGGTCAATATGTTTAAGATTGTTCATAACTATATTAATTTAAAAAAATATCTTTAATATTTATCGAGGATAACTATACTTAACATTTACGATAGTTTTTCTTTTTGTGCTATTATTCCAAATATTATTACAAGGTTCTCCACTCATCTGTAATTTAGTTGGTAAACATTTTTGTGCTATTGGTTTATTTGAACCCCATACAACATTTGCATTTTTACATTCTTCTTTATACTTAAATAATATACCCTTGTTTGGAGTATTTCTAGCATAATTAATATTATTTTTTATTTTTCCATATTTAGGATTAATGCTCATATATTATAATTTATATTTTAATTATATATAGAATTACCTGGTTCCAACCAATTTTTTGGGCAAGGGGCACTTGAATTTATATATTTATTTAAAATAGGATCTCCAATACCATATGTATTACAAGATGCTGGTGTATCATCTTTATCTTTACACATATAAATACGATTATCAATAGTAACTTCTTCACTTGGTAACCCTTGTTTTTCTAAATAAAATTGTTCTTTTGTATGATTTTTATATAAATAACCAATTACTACAATTATTAGTAATATAAATAGTCCCCAATATAAATCTAATCTTACTAATTTATTATATGTATCTAATCCAATATATCTTCCCTTTAGTTTACAATATACAAAAGATGTTATAGTTATAATGATAATTAAAAGTAACAAACCAATATCCATTTATATATAATAACTTATAAAATAAATTATTGTAATATTGTTGCCGCCCTTGTTCTATTTAAAAACATATCACCTTCTCTACATTTTTGAGCACATTCTCTATATTCTTCTTCCCTTAGACCAGTACATTGATTTAAACATATATTTGAATCTAAATTCCTACCACCCCATAATATAAAATTTTCTCTAAACATATATTTTATTAAACAACATACAATAACTATCACTAATAAAGCAATCATAATATCTTTTAGACATTCAACTAATTCTTTATCCATATAATATATATATTATATAAATATATAAAACTACATTAAAAAATAAATATATATAAATTATAGGCCAATAATAATATCTTACAACTAGAAGAAAGTCCTTTAAAGTTTACACTGCAATTCTTTTCGTATATCATCACATAATTTATTATTATCATGTTATAATTTATTTATCAGATAACAATTCTAATAACCACTATTAAAGGTTGTGGATCACCTACTTAAAAGTATTATTATTTTTAATTTTTATTAACGCATTATATTTTTAAAAAAACGGTTAATATCCTTTGTAAAATTGCTATTTTTTCTTTTTTTTCCAGCTTCTTGACTTACATCAGGTATATCAGGTATATCTGAAGAACCAGACCTACTTAGTAAAAATATAGAAAGCATCATTAATATTAATCCAACACCAACCATAATACCACTATAAGTCAAACTCCAACTTCCAGCTGAAATAAATCCGATTACATTTTTATCTGATTTACTTGGATCATTAATAGGGTCAGATCCATTAGCACAAGTCCAATTTCCTTTATTGGAAGCTATAGATGCTAAATCACCATTAATTTTATCAACATCTGCATTTTCTTCATCTAATTTATCTAGTAATAGATCATATTCAGTTTGCTTAGCATTTAGTAGATAAGATGTTTCAGGGTCACCATGACCTTCTGGGAATGGAACACATTCATCTGGTCCTAAATCACCACAAGTTTTTTCAGGAATATTTAAAAAATCCGGATTTATATATACATCCCCTTCACCATCTTCATCTAATTCTGTATTAATATAATTATCAGATTCTGGATCATTTATACATACATAATATATAGCATTATTATATTGCAGAATACTTTGAATACCGATTACTACTAAAGCAATTGATATTATTAATAGTAAAATATATGGTAATAAGGAAGCAGCATTTCGGGCTGATTTCATGACCATATATCCACCACCTAGGAAAGGTAACATAGCAACTAACATCATTAAAGCTGCTTCCCAACCTGAAATCCCCTCTTGGGTTTGAGTAGATGACATAGTTTGTGATGATTCTGCTGTAGAAACTATATTACTATCTAAAATACTATGGACCATTGAATCGGCTACATTATTACTTATAGCTTCAATTATACTAGATTGATCAATAATTAATTCACCATCATCTAATATAGTAAAATTATCTCCAAATTTGACATATATTACATTTTCCGTTGAAGCCTCTTGATCTACAACAGATGCTATTGCATTTTCAACATTTTGTTGAATTGTATCATTAAATGATTGTTTAATTAAACTAGCTTGCATACTCATCTGACTTTGCCCAAGTATTATTCCAGATTGTGCTTGAGATTGATCCATCATATTTTCTACACCTAAAGATGATTCTATTTCAGAACTTACTTCAGCTACTAATGAAGAAGTTGTATCTATTATAGCACTCATCTGTACATTTGCCGATTGATTTATATGAAATTTTCCTCCAATCGTAGCATTATCACCTATATCTACCTCAATTCTTTGTTTTGATTCTGTTTTACTTGATATTTCATTATTTACACTATTCATAATATTATTAACAGTTTCACTTATTTGTTCTTGAACATTCTCGGATGCTTGTACAGATATTTGACTTCCCATAATATACTATTAATTATATAAAAATAATTATATAATAAATTATTTATGTTTGATTCTTTTTAACCTTTTTTCATATACTGGAAACATATCTTTTTTAACTACAAGTAATAGTGTATAATTTAATTTATTGTATTTTTGAATGAATGTTGCTTTATCTTCATCATTATCATAATTATCATTTGCTATTTTTTGGAGGAGCTCTTTATTTTGATTAAGGATAACATTTGATATGATATCTTCCATAATAATCTTGTATATTTTTTACAAATATATTTCAAATTTATTGTTGTGCACACTGAATATTATCATATTCCTCTTTCTTAAAATCATTAACTTCTTTATAATATTCAATATTAACTAATTCATCTACTTCATAATTGTTGTCTTTTACATTGAAAATTTCTTTGATTTTCTCTTTTATATCTAGAGATAATTTATCAGGAAATTTAATATTAAATTGTATTAATAAATCACCATATATTAAATGTTTATCATGTAATATCGGCATACCATAACTTTTAATTTTCATTATATAATTTGGATTCAATATTTTATCTATATTTATAAATAAATCTTTATTATTAAGATATCTTAATTTATATATGGTTCCACATAAAGCTTCTTCTAATGGTATATCTACTTTTACATACAAATTATTATTTTCTCTTTTATATACAGGATGTTCTATCTCACTTAATCTAATACATATATCACCTCTATTATCTAATACAGCGTTATAATCTCCCTTACCCTTTAATATTATATCTTTTCCATCTATATTTCCTTTATTAATATTTAAATTATATTTCTTTTTTTCAATTTTAATACCCTGTGTATCACATTCTTTGCATTCATGTCCACTTTTAATTAAAAATCCTTTACTTTTACAGGGACCACAAGGGACTTGTATGTTTTTAAATACACCCGGACTTACACACACTCTTTGATATACACTTCTTTTACCCTTACAAAACTCACATAATTTTCTTCCATTTGATAAATAGCCTCTACCATTACAAGTATTACATTTACAATTAGTATTAATATGTATTATTTTTTTAACACCATCTCGCAATTCATCTAAAGATACATTTACTTCATGTATTTTTATATTAGTTTTACTTGTATGAGTATTTATATTATTGAAAAAATTTCCCATATCTCCCATCATATTATTAAATCCAAATCCACTATTAAACATATTAAACATTTCTTGTGGGTTCATACCACCGTTGCCACCACCTTGACCACCTTCTTCAAAAGCACGCCAACCAAATTGATCATATCTAGCCTTTTTACCTTTATCATTTAATATTTCATATGCTTTATTAATATCATTAAATTTAGTTTTTGCTTCTTTTGATTTATTTTTATCTGGATGATATTTAAAAGCTGTTTTTTTATATGCCTTTTGTATTTCTTTATCCGAGGCATTTTTATCAATGCCTAATATTCCATAACAATCAACCATAATTTATTATATTATTAATATTTCTTTAATATAATATAAACCAGTAAAATAATGATGAAATTATAAAAATAAATACATAATTACTATCTAATATTTGTATATTCCATAAGAAATTATTATATAATGGATGTATCATAAAATTTAAGAGACTATTAAAGTTAATAGATATCTTACCAGAACTATCTGGTCTAAATAATATACCACCTATTGAATATTCTACCCATACTGTAAATATTATTGTAATAAATAATATATAAAAAAAATAATTCATTTATAATTAAAGATATATTAAAAATTTATATTGATTACCTTATTAATTTCTATACTCATTATAAATTGATGTAAAATAAGTATCACTATCTGCATGTAATAATTTACAATCTTCTTTAGTTTCCATTTTATAATACCATTCACAAGGTATATATAATATCATTCCTTCTTTTAATATAATATTAATTTGCCATTTATCTAAATTTTCTTTTTTATAATCAATTAGATCTTTATGTTTGGGGTTTAATATATTAATATTACATGTTCCATTTATACAATATATTAACATTATATCATTTCTATTTTTTTGTAAATTTATTTTATTATTACCTTGGAATATTGATATATAATATTTTTCATTACTAGATAAATATAATTTAAATATATTGTGTATTTCTTCAATTTTATGATTGAGTTTTAAATCCTCTAATAATTCTGAATTTTTATAAATATATACATCTTTATTTAAATAAAAATCTAATAATCTAATTATTGTATCATATTGTTTATAATGCGAGTTCATATTTTCTTTAACAAAATTGGGGAAATCAATATCTTCTATATTACCATAATCTAATAATAATGGATCTAATATTTTTTTATTTTTTGTTATTTTTTCTATATCATTTATTTCTATTAAATTTGCATTTTCATTAAATTTATGAACATAAATAATACTTTTAATAAATATAATAATTAAAAATATTATAGATAACTTAATTAGTATATCTATCATAAAATATATATAAAGATAAATTAATTAAAATGAATAAAATGACCGAAGAAACCATGGGATTAGAAAAAATGGATTTAAATAACGCTAGCAATGTTAACACATATGGAAAATATATGGGATTTGTAAAATGGTTTAATAAAAAGAAGGGATTTGGATTTATTACTTGCATTAATGATGGAGAAGACCTGGATGTTTTCTTTCATTATAGTTCAATTATATCTACAAATTTTAAGATATTATATCCAGGTGAATTTGTATCATTTGATACAAGTGTAAAAGAAGATAATAAAGTAACTTGTCATAATATTACAGGTATTATGGGAAGACCTACTCTAGCTGACAATGAAGATAATCATTATAAAGTTATGCCAAAAAGGAAATTTAATTCAGTTGGACAAAATTAAATAAGACATTCATCTAAATTTAGACTTTGTGTCTTTTTATTACCTTTATTTCTAGTTTTTTTAATATATTTATGTTTGGAACCATCTTCTTCATAATATGTTATATCATAATTATTCTTACTATAAAATGCAAGTCTTTTTTTAGATTGATTTATAAATATAGAGAAATTATCATTGATATCTATAATTAATGGATGAAATTTCCTTTTTTCTTTCTTTTGGCGCAATATTCTACCAACTGATTGCACAACATCTGATTTTGGAGAACTTAAAATAATTGTATTTAATTTAGGTATATCCATTCCTTCTGAAGCCATTGAAAATGTTCCAAGTATAATATTCTTTTCTTGCGAATCTCTTAATTCTTGAGGTTTCATACTACCTACATAAAAACCACTATCAATATCTTCTAATTTAAGTAATTCATAAATAGTTTCTAAATGATTGCGTCTATCACTTAGTAATAAGATACACCTCCCTTCATTATATAATATCTTTAATTTATCGATAATTAATTTAGTCCTAGGATCAAATCCGCATATATTATTAATCATCTTAGGGAAACATGGTTTTTTTTGATAAGTTAATTCTTCTCCAGAATATTTCTTGTCATCATTATTATAATTTATTATCTGAACTTCAACATAGTCTTCATTCACATCTTTTGACATATAAGATATATCACCAATATATGCTTCAAAAACCCACCTTAATCCATCTTTTCTATTTGGAGTTGCACTTAACCCTAACATATAATTACAAGCTACTTTTGTCATACATCTACTAAATACTTCAGCACCAAGATGATGACATTCATCAAAAATAGCTGTTCCAAATTGTTCGAATACATCTTCAGAATATTCTTTCATTGATATACTCTGGACCATTGCCAATACAATATCTTTTCCCTCTGTATCTATAGTATTTTGTTGAATTTTACCTATTTTAGCTTCTGGAATAAATTCTTGTATTCTATCATACCATTGTGTCATTAAGAAATCTTTATGAAGTAACACAATCACCTTATATCCTAATTTCATGGCTATATATAAGGATAATACTGTTTTACCTCCACCACATTTTAAAGATACAATCCCACCACCTTTTTCTTGAAGTTGCTTCATTGTAATATCATATATGGGTTCTTGTTCTTCTCTTAAACCGCCTTTAAATTTAACACTTATATTTTCACCATCTACTAGTTTATTTTCTTTTGGAGGTCCAAATTTTTTTAATCCATAAAATCTAGGTAAATATAATTTTTTGGGAGATTCTAAATATAAATTAAACTTTTTTTCATTTCCATTACCAAAATCATTAACTGTAAATGGTTTTGCTGTTAATTCATCTTTAATTTCTTTAATTATTTTTGTACTAAATTCTTTTTTTATAATTGTATAACCATTCCTAGATAATTTTGTATTCATAAATATATATATATATTAACTGTATTACTTAAATATATTCAAATTAATAATCATCATAAGTATTTAATTTTGGTTTTTTATTTTTTTTTGAAGTGTTTACCTTTGCCTTTGCCTTTACTTTTGGCATTTCTGTGGGGATTTCTTGTTTTAGAATCATATTATTAATAATTTCTTTTTTATCAATATCTAAATCATGATATCTTTTTAATATTGTTATTAAAAAATGAAAATAATTATCATTATTGGGCATTTGCTTTAAAATATTTTCAGCTTTCCCGATATAATAACTATCTTCTTTATCTTCTTCAATTATATCATCATAAGTAACATCAAACATATCTGTTATTAAATCCATATCATTTCCGATTATATTAGCCATATTCTATATTATATTCGTAATTTATTTTTATATATAACTATATTATATAAATAATGAAATTATATGTTATTATTGCATTAGGAATTTTCCTCTACCTATTAATGTATCAAACAGAAGGTTTTGCTCTCCCACCATCATTTGATCCACAAATAATTAACTCCCCTAATATGGGTGTTAGAGATTTATATACTAATTTATGTCCAAGAGGATATAATTTAAAACAAGTAAAATTAGGTAATACAGTCAAAAAGGTAAATCAGCTACCTGGATATACTAATAATGAATTTATTGATTTAACTAGAAAATTTCCATATCCAGAAGTTCCTTTTCCGTCAACAGCGGATATATTCACACCATTAAATTATTAAAATATATAAGTATAATATAATGATAAGTATTAATTATGAATTATTATTTATAACAATATTATTGGGAATTATGTTAAAATATTTTACTTCGAAAGAAAGAAAAATCATATTACATGAAAAAAATATAACTAATAATATAAATGAATAAATATATTAATAATATATTATCTATTTTACTTGGTTTATTGATTGTACAAATATTATGGGATTCTTTTAATAATGATCATATAATTTTATCACGTTAAAATTATAGAAATAATGTATATAGATTAAATAAATGAGCTTAGAAACTGAACTTAAAAACTTGAATTCTGAATTAAGTAAGGAAGAAGAAGATATAGTTGATTCAATTATTAATGAGTTAAATGATGGTAATCAACCTTCATCTGAAAAGGGTGCTCCGCCTCCACCGCAACAGCAGCAACAGCAGCAACAGCAACCGCCGCAACAACAGCAACAGCAACCACAGCAGCCGCCTCAACAAAATATTCCTGAAGAAATATTAAGGCAAATTCCACCAGAAGCTCCTCCCCATATTCAACAACAGATGATCGCGCATTTAATGAATGGTGGTAGTATTCCAAGAAAAGATATTGAACCAGAAGATATGTTGGATAAAATAAAAAAAGATATTAAATCACCGATAATTGTATCATTATTATATTTAGTATTATCTTCACCTCAAGTGAATGAATTAATCAAATCTTTAAATATTGGATTTATACTAGAAGAATCAGGCGAATTAAATTATTATGCACTAATTATTAAAGCACTCATTGTTGGTATTTTATACTATTTATTAAATAAGTATGTCAATGTCTAAGTAATATTACTTTCTTCTAGTCTTTTACAACATTTATTAATAGTTACTTCAGATATTTTACATACTTCAGAAATATCTTTTTTATTAATAGGTAAATTTTTTTGTTTACAGTATAATAGAATTGAACCTGCAGCAATTGAATCTGGACGCACTTCTGATATGAGGTTTATTTTTTTAACATTATTTGCTATTATCTTTATATTTTCCATATCTTGTTCTTCTAATTTTAATTTATTACAAAATCTATTAATAAAATCATCTGCTTTAATACTTTCAGCATCAACTACTCTTCTTTTATAATTTCTAGTTTTTTGTAATATTTCTTGAAATGTTTTACAACCTTTTGTCATAACTGGTGTAGAAATATTAAACATAACTGATATTTCTTTAGAACTTCTAGAAACATTACATGTTTTACAAGAGAAGTATACACAAGCTGCTATAATACCTTTTCTATTATTACCTCTAGATATTTGAGTATCAGATATTATTTTATATAATGATTTAGCTTCTTGTGCAATTATTTGTGATAAGTTATTTTTTCTAGCAATTTCTTGTATTTCTGTAAAAACTTTATATGTACTTCTTTCTTTATATGTCATACTGGTCCACATCGTATACTTTTTTACTTGAATCATACTTTTATCCTTAGAATATTGATTTGATATAATAGTACCCACAGATGATTTTGGCAATAAAATATTAACAGGCATACCACATCTAGTAGGGTCACTAGACTTAGTATCATTTGAACCATAATATCTCCATTCGGGATTTTCTGTAATATTTGATATTAATTTATTGCATTTACTACATTTTGTTATACCTTCATCGCATATATAGTTATTAATATCTAAGCAACATTCATCTTCTTTTATAGGTATATCTGTTATTTTATCAAGTTCATTAAAACAATCAGCAAATTCATCCATTTTATGTGTTTAAATATATAAGAATAAATAATTCAAATTTTATAATATGATAATAGAATATATTCAAGGAATATATTGTTGTGATGTTAAAACTTCTTATGATAAAGCTATATATCAAAAATATAGTATAGACTTAATCATTCATTGTACTAAAGATTACCAATTCATAGATATTAAAGATATAAAAAAATTAAGAATACCTCTAAGCGAAGAATTAAATTACCATACAGATATACCTTTATTAAAATTAAATTTAGATAAAATATTAAGTTATATTTATAATAATTTTATAGACTATAACATATTACTTGTATGTTATGATGGTAATAAAATATCACCATTAATATTTGGATTATTTATAAATAAATATGGCAACATACATATTAATTTAATTAAAGATATCATTAAATCAAAAAATAAAAATTTTATGATAGATTTTAACTTAAATATATTCAATCGATAATATTCCATTTTAAGTTATTACCATTTATAAGGTCATTCCTAGGTATCGGGTCACTTATAAATCCAAACCGTAAAACTTTATATTTTTCTAACATCTGATTGTGTTTTTTACACATATTATCTTGTATAATAGTATTTGAACATTGTCCACCACAACTATTATTCCATAATCTAGCATGACACTTATTTTGTTTATCTTTAAACATATTGCGGTTTATATACTTATTATTCACTTTTGTAAATTCTATTTTATCCTTGTATAAATCAATATACTTATTTACAAGTTCTTCATATTTTTCAATATCCATATTTAGGTCTAAACTACCATACATATTTAATAATTCTGTAATTATATTATCTTTCAAGGATTGTTGAATTAATTTCTTCAATAATTCCTTCATTAATTATATCTTGTATAATATTATCTAAAGTATATTTAATAATTATATAATCTATATCGATTGTATCAATATAATTATTGACACTTATTTTAATATCTTCTACAATTATTTTATCTATATTATCAAATTTTTTTTGTAAATATAAGGTCAAATGATCTATTTTTATAACTTTAGGGTTTTCTTTCTTTTTTAATTTATTAGGGTTAGCTAATAATCTCATATATATATCTTCTCCAGTCCTCATATTATATTTATGATAGGTATATAACGGTCAGTATAGTCTATATATTTTATTTTATATAATATTATACTAAAGTCTTTATTATTTAATTGTTTATCTGTATACTTCTTACATATTATATATTTTTCACCTCTATTTTCTCTAATTAAAACAAATTTAGGGATTTGTTGTTTAATATAATCTTCTAAACCTTGTAATATACTTAATAAATTTGCATCTTTTATATATATATAATATTTACAATTATGTATTGTAATTTTGTCAGATATTATTTTTAATGAAATACCAACTGTTTTTATATATTCAGTGCTATACAAAATTTTATAAAAATTATAGTTTTTATTATAGGATAATGATATATTATTATTATTATTACTTTTACTAACTAGAAACATTAGTATTTCTGTTATAAAAAATATTATATTTAAACATAATCCACACCCTTGAAACTTTAAAATGGGACAAAATATATAATTTAATAGTATATAATAATGTCTAAACATAAAAGTGAAGATTATAACATTAGTGCTGTTAATTATTATTTAGATAATGATGTAAGTATGGATTATGTATGTAATATTTTAATTGTAAGAATTAATCTTTATCAAGATGGGGGGACAAAGATATAATAATGATAAATCTATAAAACGGTCCATCAGAAAACCAATATCTTACAAAATTACAAAACAGCAAGTAGATTATGCAATAAAATTATCTGGTATTTTTAGTTAGCCAATAATGACTAATTATTTTCTCTCCATTATCATCTAAGATGGCTGAACCACCATAGCCTTCTTGGCTTTTATTATGTTCTTGATATATTTTCATATTAGGAAGATTATATTTATGATAAATTCTCCATAATTCTTCGCAAAAGTAGTGATAATGCGTCTGTAGAATTGTATCTTCAGTTTCATACACTTGTTTTAAAGCATCATATATAATAGGATTTTCTTTACACCTTTGGACATTTAAAACGCCGACGTTTTACGTAATCAAAGTATTTTATAAATTATACGTTAAAATATTATTTATAATTTATAAATAATACGTTAAAATATTATTTATAAATTATAAATAATAGTTATAATGGAATACACCAATAATGATTTGAAAATATTTGTAAATAATATTTATTCTTCTGATTTTAGAAATAATAATGGTGGAATGGGAGCACCAGATTTATTTTCACTATGGTTTATTTTAAATAAATATCAACCAAAAATTGTAATTGAATCGGGAGTATGGAATGGTGTGTCTACATTGTTAATTCGAAAAACTTTACCAAATTGTAAAATCATATGTTTAGACCCTAGGAATATACCTGAAGATGGATATAGAGATGATGATATTAATACAACATATTACATGGGAAATAATTTTATAGATTTTGAAAACGTAGATATCAGTGATTATAATTCTAATGATATACTTTGTTTTTTTGATTGTCATCAAAATGCTTATTTAAGGTTAGAACAATGTATTAAAAAAAAAATAAATAAAGTTTTTTTAAATGACAACTATCCTGTAAATTGTGGATCACATTATACTATAGAACATTTAAAAAATAATCATAACAGATTATATTCTATAGATAATGATAATAAACAAAAATTATTACATAAAATTACGAATTATCATATTTTTCCAAATATTTATCCAGGAAAGATAAAAACAGGTGAGGGATATTTTGATTGTGATAGTTTTTTTAAAGAAAATAATGATATCGATTATTTGGCTATTTTTAGAGAAGAACGGGACAAGTATAGATGGAATACATTTATAACTTTGGATATATAAAGTAAATTATATTTTAATATAATTTAACTCTTTTAGTTAAAATTGAGTTAAAAATAAAAATAAGACAAGAAAAATAAAGAAAAACTATCTATAAAGTCGGCGTTTTAAATTTCCAAAGGTGTAAAATATTGAATGATTTTACTATATATAAAATGTATATATGTCCATTCAGGACATTTTTGATTAATTATATCTATTATATACCTTTCAGGGTTGTTTTTAGCCGTTTGCATAATAATCTTAGGTATTAGTTTTCTGTTTGTGTTTATCACATGATACTACATAAAAATCATGTTTTCTAACAGAAATATATGTTGAATAATCTTGATTAAATTTTAATAGATGTTCTCTACCACCAAAAAGTTTTTAACAACAAATTTATTAAATTTATATATTTTTCATTAAAAAATACACAAGAATATATTATAGTTTTGGTCATTTATATCATATTATTTTATATAACATTTTTAATATTTAAACACAAATGTTATACAATTTATCATGTATAATAAGATAATATCTAATTTAAAAAGATTGTTTAATAATAAGAATCACCCCAATATAATATTATATGGTCATCCTAATATAGATAAATTTAATATTTTATTAGAAGTTTTAAATAATGTTTATAAAATGAATAATGAAATTAATATAAATGAGGGTTTAATAGATTATTCTAAAAATAATATTTATTATAAATTCGATTGTAATTATATTAAATATAAAAATAAACAATCATGGTTAGATTTTTTAAAAAATATAATTAATACAGATAATCATTATACAGAAAATAAAAAAATAATTATTTTATATAATTTTCATAATTTATCAAAAAGTATACAGAATATTTTAAAAGTATTAATCGAAAAAAATTACCATATTAAATTTATTATTATTTCAGATACTATAACGGATATCATTGATCCAATTAAAAGTAGATTTTTATCTATTCGCATCCCATTAATTGATGCATATATGAAATGGAAATTAGTTAAGACTGAAAATATTACAATTAATGAATTTTTAAAACATAAACATAATAATATTGATTTTATAAAATCATTAATAGATATTAATGAAATTAGTAATCATTCTATTATAGATAATATTATATATTATATAATTAAAATAATCGATAATTATAAAAATAAAGACACCTTGTTAAAGATAAAGGATATTATATATATTATTATAACTATAGGTATACCTCATAAAATATTTATGCAATCATTTTTAATTAAATTATTGGAAGATCATAAAATTATAGGAAAGAAAAAGTTTCTATTGGTAAAACTTTTCTGTGAAGTAGATATATTATATATAAATTCTTATTATAAAGTTATACATTATGAATATTTAATTATGAATATAATTAATATAATTAAAATAAGATAACTATTATATATGTACAGGTTAACAGATGAATGTATAAAAAAAGTTAATAGATTTTTAGGAGATTATAACATTAAAGACACAAAATATCTAAAATATATATATAATCATCTTAATACTAAATATATACAAAACGAAGAGGATATAGATTATATAGAAGTTAATAAGAAAGATGATACAAATATACAAAATCCATATATATCAAAGAAAATATTAAATCATATTAATAACTTAAAAAATAGAAGACAAGTTGAATTTAATATTAAAAAAGCAGTTATATCATTGGATATATATCATAATGAAGAGAATTTAGATGAATTTTTAACAGTAATAACTAAATATATAAAATTTATGTATGACTTAACAAATTATAATAAAAATATTAAATTTATATATTATTTAACTAATTGTAAAAAAACAGTTAAGGATAAGAAGAATCATATATTTACAGTTGATGAAATTAATTCAGGTTCTTCTTCAACTAATGGTATAATAACAATATGGAGAAAAGAAGAAGTATTAAAAACAACATTACATGAATTAATACATCAAATGGATCTGGATTATAGAGTAGATAATACTAATATAATTAATCATTACAAAACTAATTATAGATGTTCATCTGATAATATAAATACTTATGAAGGTTACACAGATTTTTGGGCTATTATAATTAATATATTCTTATGTAGTAAATTATTAAATAATCCTTACGATTTCTTTAAAGAAATGTTAAATATAGAAATAGCACATACAATATATCAATGTCAGAAAATTTTATATTTATGTCAAAAAAATCCCGGATGGACTGATTATAATAAACATACAAATATAATAGCATACTATTTCATTAAATGTAGTTTATTCTTATCATTGAATAAATCTTTAAAAATTTTTATAGATAATAATCATGATATATTTAAGATTAAAGATACTGAAAAATATTTTAAATACTTGCAAAAATTGCCTTTAATAAAACCAAATAACCGTAGATTTAATAAAAGCTTTATCAATAGTATGAGAATGTCAGTTTGTGATATTATATTTTAATTATCTTACTTAAAAACATAACATTATTATTTAATATGAAATCATATAAATTAAATAATACTGATTTAGATTTAGTATTGACTAATAAAAAAGCATGTATTAAAAATAATGATATAAATGATAAATTAATAAAAACAAAAAAGAAAATAGATGAATTCCCTGAACAATGGGAAAAATACAAAAAGCATTATAATAAATATGAGTATATATATATAAGTAATAATTCAAAAAAAAATATATGTAAGATCAACCCAATAAGTAGATCTTTTTTTAAATTGCATGAAATTATAAAAGATTATAATTTATTGTATAATAAAAATAAAAATACAATAACTTGTATAGCAGAAGGTCCGGGGGGTTTTATACAATCTTTATTATATAATACTGAACAAAAAAATATAGAAATAGAAAATATATATGGAATTACATTATTATCAATAAATAAAAAGGTTCCATCATGGAATAATATGATTATTAATAATAAAGATATAAATATATTAGATGGTGTAAAAAAGAATGGAGATATTTGTGATATAGATAATATTAGAAGTTTTATTAAAACTATTGGAGAAAATAGTTGTGATATAGTTACTGGTGATGGTGGTATTGATTTTTCAGTAGATTATAATAAACAAGAAGAATTGTCTTATAATTTTATATTTTAAGAAATAATTATAACATTACATATTCAAAAAAATGGTGGTTCTTGTGTTATTAAGATGTTTGATTTAATACATATAAATACTTTGCAGTTATTATATATACTTAGATTATGTTATAATGAAGTATATATTAATAAACCTGTAACAAGTAGATCTACAAATTCGGAAAAATATATAATTTGTAAAGGTTATAAAAGAAATAATAATATATTATTACTATTACGGAAATATTGTTATCTTATCAATGATTTTTGTATAGATATCCCAGATAGTTTTATTAAAGAAATAAATGATTATAATAATATATTTATAAATATGCAAATAAATAATATAGAAAATATAATTAGTTTAATAAATGAAAGGAAAGAATTAGAAACATCATATGAAACTCAAACTACTTTAGCAAAAGAATGGTGTAAAACATATGATTTGCCTATAAACATTTAATAACATTATCGTAAACATACTCTTTAGGTTCATCATTAAATCCATTCGATCCAGTAACATTATTGTAGAATTTCCCACCATTCATAGGTCTATCATTATTGTAATGAAATGTCTTATATTGTTTATTATCTGTGACTTCTATATCACTTGAAACTACATCTTCGATACTTGTTTGTCCATATAACTCAACATTTGATAAAGTCTTAGGGATTCTTTGTAATTTAGAATTAAAATTACATACATTTGTTCCATTAACATCAATATAACATGAAGGACAAGGTAATCTTTTAGAATTATAAAATTGAGTATTTCTTGGTGTTTCTCTATATATATTTTCACTATCAAAAAAATTCATTAATTGAAAATTTTCATCTTTCGCTTCACTTGTGTAATATCCAGGAAATTGTGAAATATTGTAATCTACCCAAGCCTTTGAAGGTTTATTTTCAGGAAACTGTGCAAATCTATATTCAGTTGTTCCAATGTCATTTTCTCCCATTGTATCTTTTCTAATATATTCTGGTTCATAATATATTGTATTTTCACCCGTTACGCGCCCATTATCTCTAATAATATTAACTATTGGTTCATCATTAATAGTTTCATAATTAATGCTAGATATTTGTGTATCATTAATATCATTATTTTTAATATCATCGTCATTACTAAATATAAATTTTAATGAAAATTCAGAAATATCATTTCCATTACTATATAATTTCCATAAAATAAATGAAATTATAATTACACCTAATCCACATAATATTTTACCCCTTGTAATATCCATTATATTATATATTATATAATATATTATTTAATAATGTATGTATTTTCTTTATCTACTTCATAAAATGAAAAAGGTGAAATAAGGGTAAAGTTTTCTTTAGTTTTCTTAAAAAAATAGAATTCTTTATGAATAGAATAAATATATATATTTTGAATTATATATTCTTTAATTATTGTATTTTTTTCATAATTTTTACTTTTCAAATAATCTATATTTTTAATAATATCCATGCTATATTATATTATTCCTGTAATACTTAAATAAAAATCAAGTTATAGATCCCATAAATCCACCTTTATATCTTGGATACATCCATTCTTCCATTGGTTGAGGATCAAAAATTTTTTTTAGTATATAATAAATATTATATTTATGATTAGTTATGATATTAAACAAAACGTATAATATAAAAATAAAAAATAGTAACTTTAAAATATTCATATATTATTATTAATATATTTAATTAGGTGGTAAACTTAGAACATCAATTTTTCTAATGTGTTCGGGGATAATTGGATTATTTGCATCAAAATAATTACATGTTACTTGATTTCTGCAAGGCCAAGAACCTGTAGCAGGTCCCTGTGGCATTAAACCAACAACTGGGTATCTTTCTGGGATATTATTCTTGTAAATGTGGTTGTAATTAAAAAGATTTTGTGTAATTTCAACTTTATCTGTGATTTTACATCCACCTTCGATAGTTCCATTTAAATACTTAACTTGATTCGGGGTTAACATACATAATTTGCTCATATTATATAATATACTTAGATATTATTTATTTTATAAAATTACTTTAAAATGACTTTTTACCAAATTTATACATATAGTCTATAATATAAAGCATAAATATACCTGTAAATATATATAATAATAATTCATTAAATTGATCATTATCAAAAGTAATTGATTTACTATTAAAACCTTCAACAATTGATTTTCTTTCATCTTTAAATGAAGAATTTTCTGAGTTTTTAATATTATTAAGTTCATTTGTTAAAACTAGAATCTGTTCTTGCATAGTTTTAAATAATTGGATTGAATCATTATTTAATGAATTTTGTAAATTATTGGGTGGCATATCTCTAGGTACAGATTGCACAGGGAGTGGTTCTTCTCTTCTTTGAACTTGGGTTACGGCTGCATATTCAGGGGTTGGTGGATTTGGCATCATATCAATTGATGGGTTTTCTACGATACTATTAGATGATCTATTATTATTTACAAATGTTTTTGATAATGGATTAAAATTATCACTTTTAGATTTCTTTTTCTTTTTTTCTTTCTTTTCGGATGAAGAATCATTAAATGCTTGATCTAGACTACAGAAGCTCAAAGAAGACATATATATATTAGTATTAATATATTAAATAAAAAAAAAATGTAATTAAATATATATGATAAAAGATATTTCAATACTTACAGATTTATCTAATAATAAATATTTTTTTGGAGTTATTATGATAATTGTTAATATAGGAGCAAGATTTATTATCGAAGAACTTTCTCCAAAACAAAAAGAATATATAAATACTAAATTTTTCAGAAGAATTATAATATTCTCAGCATTTTTTGTTGCAACAAGAGATATATTAGTATCTATTACACTATCTATAATATTTATATTATTTATTAGTGAATTATTTAATGAGGATGATAAAGAAAATAAATTAAAGATCTAATGTTATTCCACCATCATTAAGGCTATCGCCACTTACAATTGATATAGAATCTAAATCAATATTGTCTGGATCAATATTCATATTATTTATAATATTATCTATATTTTCAGCACCATCCATCTGAGGTCTGGGTGGTTCTGTTTTATGGGGTTGCGTAGCCATACCACCCATCATATTACCCATCATATTACCCATCATATTACCCATCATATCTCCCATAGGGTTTTGTGGTTGTGGTTCTCTTCTAACTGGTTCTGATTTCTTACTATTAACAGCAGCACTAGCAAACTGTTGCATTAGTTCAGGATTTTGTTTCATTATATCATCCATTCCTGGTAGAGAGCTCTTAAACATTGTATTTGTTAGATGGAACATAAAAGCACTTCCACCAACCATAAACATTAATCTTAATTCTGGAGCCATATCTGTGCCACCCCCATATTTTTCGTGCAATTCTTCAAAAACTTCATCATAATCATTTATATTTTCATTCATACTCTCTGACCAACCATCTAATTTTACTGAAAATGGGTCAAATTTTCCATTTAAAAATTCTACACCTGTAATACATGCCATTAGCATTTTTCTTTGAAACTTAATTGCATTTTCACTTTCTCTTTGCTTTTTTAACTTAATATATTCATTTCTCATATCATCTAATTGAGAGTTCATATTATAGTTCATTGTAGTCCTAATACCCTGATTTTCTAATTTCTTAAATTTATATATTAAATCAATTTTTTCATTTTTAATATCTTGTGCACTCATCATATGAATTGGTCTATATTCATTATTAGTAGAATCGTGTGAACTATTTTCACTTTGTAATATTGGATCATTTGAAATACCTATAGACTTTGTTGAATTAGAATTTGTTGAATTATCATTAGATAAATTATCTACAATATTAAACTTTTCTGGGACATCATCATCATTAAAAAAATTAATATCTTCTTTTGGTGTTTTATTTTCTTCTTTATTTGTATCAACTTTATTTGTATCAACTAATAGTTCTATACCAAGTGGTGTAGAATCATGTGTATCTAAATTCAAATCAATGGTTTGCAATGAATTATCTTGTAGTATATTAATATCATCCATATATTCTAGAGTAGAAAGTTTTGATATTAATATAACGTATAACTTTAAATAAGATGTTCTCCTAAATTTTGAGGCATAACTTCAATATTTGTATTATAATATGATTCTATTTCTTTTAATTTTCCTATGTCTTCATCTGTTACAAAGTTAATTGCAACTCCCTTTCTACCATATCTCCCACTTCTTCCAATTCTATGGATATATGTTTCTTTTTCTCTAGGTAAATCAAAATTAATAACTAATGATAATTGCTGAATATCAATGCCTCTAGCTAATAAATCGGTTGATAATAAAATTCGCGTTTTTCCATTTTTGAAATCTGATAAATTTTTCTCTCTTGTAGTTTGATCCATATCTCCATGAATATATGAAATTGGATAATTTTCATTTAATAACCTTTCATTTAGAATATTTAACATGTTTTTTGAATTAACATATATAATACTTTGCGTAATATTAATAGTTTCATAAATATCTAATAATACATCATATTTCCACTTATATTGTTTTAAATCTACATAAAATTGCCTAATACCTTCAAGGGTTAGTTCTTCTTTATTTATTAAAAGTTTTTCAGGATCTTTCATAAAATTAGTTGTAAGATCTAGTATTTCTTTTGGCATTGTTGCACTAAATAAACATATTTGCGAATTCTGTGGAATAGTTCTAATAATATTATGTATATTTTCCATAAATCCATATGATAACATTTCATCTGCTTCATCTAATACTAATGCCTTAATACTATCTGTAAATACATGTTTCTTCTGAATCATATCTAATAATCTCCCTGGAGTTGCAACAATAATTTGCGGATCTTTACTTAATTCGTGTATTGAATCTCTGATATTTGTTTTACCAATAACTTTTACAATTGTAATATCCATATATTCCGATAAATTTACAATAACATCATATATCTGTTTTGCTAGCTCGTGTGTTGGTGTTACAATAATATATTGTGTCTTTTTTACACTTTCTTCAATATTATTTAATATACCAATACTAAAAGCACCTGTTTTTCCTGTCCCAGATTGAGATTGTGCTATAATATCAGTGCCTTTATTAATAATAGGAATACTTAAGTGTTGTATCCTAGAAGGTTTCTCAAATCCATAAGAATATATGCCTCTAAGCAAATTATCATTAATATTTAATGTATCGAATGTAAGTTCATGTATATTTTTATCTTCTGCCATATTAATATTAATTATTGAATACTCTTTATATTAATTTTCTTTATTATCATTTATACTATTATTATCATTTATACTATTATATTTCTTAACTTTATCTACTATTAAATTACCAATTGTTTCTATATCGGTTCCACTGCATTGACCCAATTTAACCACCCCATTCATTATAAAAAACGTGGGGACTGCTTTAATTTCACATTTTTCTGTAAATTCTTCATGGACATTAATATCTATCTTATAAAATTTAATATTATTATTTTCTTCTTGTTCAGATATTTTCTTAGATAAATCAACGAGTGAAGGGTAAACACGTTTACAAGGTCCACACCAGGAAGCTGTAAAATATAAAAAGGATAAAATCTTTTCTTTTTCATTTTTTAATAATTCATCCTTAATTATATCATCTTTTTTAAATTCATACATTTTATGATTTAAAATAAAAAATTATTTTATATTAAACTATTTTTATAAATATAATTTAATAATCGTCCCCATTAATACTATCATCTGAAGAAAATGACGTTGATTTTGTTAGAGTATTTACATAATCATCGTCTTTTACCATATTTTCTTCAATTTCTGCTTTTAAAGGATAAAATGTATAATATTCTTCTCTAGATTCTATATATAATTCATATTCTTCATTACTCATAGCATCTAGAATATCTCTTGATAAGAATACAAACTCTTCCTTTTTTTGATGATGAACATGTTTATATGGATAAATATGATCAAAGTCTTCTTTATTTACTAAATCTTCCCACATGTTTTTATATTGTGGACGATATGCTTTATAACATAAATATGAACATATATTTGTTTTTTTCCCACTACTTTCACAAAGGTGTTTAGACCATGGTTTTCCTTCTTTTACTTTTGAACAATGATTACATTTATATTTTAAACTATTATCAATTTCTTCATCCTTATTTGATAAAATACTCTTAAAATCCATTATTTAACTTAATCACAAATATTTTATATTACTTTAATTTGAAAATTATTTTTCAAATTTATAATATAAGGTTAAAGTATATATAGTATATATATACGATGGAAGATTTATCAAAAACATCTGAGACTATGACACATATTGATTTTATAAAATGTTATATAGATGACAATGACTATTACAATAAACAGATTGTTGAAAATGTAGATAATGAAGATATCTTAAATGAAATAAAACAAGATATAACTACTAATATATTAACTATTAATAATACAGATGATACTAATAAAGAGTATATGCTAAAATCTATTATAAATTTTCAATTTAAATATTTTATATCTTTAAAAAAAAGAGTTAAGGCTTTAAAAATGATTGTTTCTGATTTACAAAAATTAGAATTACCAGAACAGAGGACTAAAGAATGGTTTGATTTAAGGAAAAACGTTCTTACAGCAAGTTCTTTAGCAAGTGCTCTAGGACAGTGTCATTTTAAAAGCAGAGATCAACTAATATGTGATAAATCTTCTGAAATAGAGACCCCATATACATCTAACCCTATCACAGAATGGGGTGTTAAATATGAAGAAATTGCTACTAAATTTTATGAACTAATAAATAATGTTAAAGTATTAGAATTTGGATTGATTCCACATCCAGAATTTAAAATATTTGGCGCTTCTCCAGATGGCATATGTTCCAATGATAGTCCAGATGAATTTATTGGAAGAATGTTAGAAATTAAAGTTCCACCAAAGAGGAAATTTACTAAAACAGTCCCCCCTTCATATGGATATCAAATGCAAGGTCAAATGGAATGTTGTAATCTAGAAGAATGTGATTTCTTGCAGGTTAAAATAGAAGAATATGATAATGAAGAAGAATATATTAATGATGAATATATCTATAATGGAGTTTTAAAAGATGGATATAATTGTGAAAATTTACCAAAAGGATGTACATTAACATATCAAAAGAGTAATTCGCTTTCTTACAGTTATTTATATCCCGAATTATGTTTAACTCATGAAGGTTATGTTAAATGGATTGAAACAACAAAAGAACAAATTATAAGCGAAGGTCATGCTTTTATTGAAGCAAAATGGTGGAAAATTACTAGATATGAATGTACTCTTGTTAAAAGGGACCGTGTTTGGTGGGCTAATTCAATGGAAAAGATATATGATTTTTGGGAAGAAGTTAAATATTATAGAAGTAATGATAGAACTGAACTATTAAAAAGAGTTGAAAATAAAACTAATAAGAGAAGGGCATCAGAAAGTAATCCATATGAAGTTGAAGAATGTTTAATTTTCACATAATATATTTCTACTTAAATCATCTGCAATATTATTACCTACATGGTGGTCGTCTGTTAATTTAGTATGACCTCTTATATATTTTATGTCAATATCCATATTTAAATTATGTATATTGTTATATATTTCCCTTATTTCCTCTATATTTTTTCTACCTGTAATTTTATTGTTTTCTAGCCATTTAGCATACCATTTATTAATACAATTTATTGAATATTTAGAATCCGTATATAGTATAATTTTTTTATTGTGGTGATTATTATGAATGATATTATTTATAGCAACATTTATAGCACATAATTCTGCATGATTATTTGTTGCTATAGTTTCTTTTAAATTAATCTTTTGACTTATATCATTTAATTTATATTTATTTTTATATGAATAATGAACTCCTATACCAGATATAGCCCCAGGTCTTCCATTACCTAAACAAGAACCATCTGTATATATTACTATTTCTTCATTTAATATAATATTTTTATTAAAATCTTCTATTAATTTTTTAGATAAATTATAATAATCTGTATGTCTTTCTTTATACCATTTATTTGTCATTAACCATTCTATATAATATCTATCTTTTTTAAAGATATCTTTGATATTCTGACCTTTATATTTACCAAATGATATATTCATAATATTATAATATTATACTATCTATCTTTAATATTTTTAGGGAGTAATTTTATTTATATCAATTTTATCTATAGCATTATCTATCATTTCGTTTGTTACTTCACTACTTACCTCTTTTGCTTTATTATTTATAGCTTCAGTTACTTGTGCTTCGCTTATATTTGGTTTCATTGTTTTCATCATAGTATCTAATAATTCTAATTTCTGAGATATATTTTGTTCTGGTAACCCTTGTCCCAGTCCTTGTCCATTTCCTTGCCCTTGTCCATTTCCTTGCACAGGTATACTAGTTTGATGTTGTTCTGGTAATGTATTTTTAAGTTGCTTTTGAAAATCAAATGTTTTCTTCTTATCTCCAGCTTTACCACCACTAAATTCCTGTTCTATCTGTTTTCTCTTAATATTTTCGATAGATTTACAAAATACTTTAAATGCGGCTTCATGACTTGGGCTATCTTCATATTTTCCAGATAACTGTAAATATTGCCAACCCTCTGTTTTTAATTGTTCTGTAACAATGGAATATGTAAAATAATTTTTATCTAATGAAAATAATTGTAAAAATCCATTACAAGCTGTAACAGTTAATGAAATAGTCCAAGATGTCCAATAACTTATCGTATCAAAGTTTTTAGGTAATTTAGCTGGATCCATTTGTCCTATAGATAATATTGCCGGTAAAAATATAGATCCTACAGTTACAATGAATCTAAAGGCATTGTAATATTTTTTAGTATTATCCCTTTTTTGCTCATATAATAAAACTTCATATAAAAAACGATTCTTTATTATATCATTATCTGTCTTATTTTTTAATTCTAAACTATCTATAATATCATTTACTCTTTCATAATATCCTAAATCTTTAAAGTTATTCATTATAATATAATATTATATTAAATTTTAATATTATACTAAATCTAAATCACTAACATGATTAATACGATCATTTGTTAATTTTAATGGCTTCCATTTATCAAAATCCTTATTATATTCACATTCCATTGTAATATCTTTATCTTCTTCACAATTAAACAAATCATGTAGATATTTACTACATTTAATATTCGGAATATAAGCATGATCTATTTTCACAATTGTATCTTTGCCATTTAAATATAATTCATATACCTCTGGTTTCATTGTTTTAATTACCTTAAAATTTAATATATTCTTATTATTTTTCTTTACTTTAAAATTATATTTAAGTTCTTCATCACTAAACATATAGAGGACATTTGAATAATTAATATTCATCGGAATAAAATATAGACCTCTTGTTTTATAATTTAAACTTGGAATAAATTCTTCTATTGCTATATTTTTGTTACAAATATCAAAATATTTTTTAATTATAATTGGACAAATATTACAGTATTCATCATCATTATATTCATTTTTCATCATATCATGTAACATAGATACACGATCTGTAATACACGTGTTTTTCATTATCTCACCCTTATAATAATACATATCTGCAATTAATAAACACCAATTATTACTATTATCTCTAACTAATTCTGTTTCAAATAAAGAACCAGTATATAAATCTTCATGAAACCTATATTGTATAATAAACATCTTCGGATAATTATGTCCTGATTTAACTTTTTTATCAATTAGAAGTGTGTAATTTACATTATTAATTTTTGTAAAATATAATAGATATGGTGCTCCATAACTCTTAAGACAAAATATATGTGGATTTTTAAAATTTTTCATATAATCAACATTAAAAATCTTTGCATAACGAGAAGAGGGGGTTAAAGAAGTTCTTAATTTCATATCATCAATAATATATTTCTTCAAATCATTGGAAATAATATTATCTACAGATTTATTACAGAAACTAGTTTTATTAATTTCTTTGGGATCCATTTATATATATTTATAAAATAATATTTAAATATTATTCAAATTATATATATATATATATTAAATGTCTATAAATAATGATGATGAAGCAATCCTTGACCATCAAGATTGGAAACCTATTATAATGAATGCTGGTAAAAGGGAAAATAAAAATGTATCAAAAGTAACTGTTAATAAAATAGACCCTAATTCTGCAAAACTAAAAAGTATTGAAAAAAAAGCCGATAATGATGAATTAAAACATAAAAAAATTGATAATGAATTAAGAATAAAGATAATTCAGAGTAGAAATGCTAAAAAATTTACACAAAAACAACTAGCAAACAGTATTAATTTACCTTTACAAGTAGTTTCAGAAATAGAATCTGGAAAAGCGATATACAACCATCAACACATTAATAAAATTAAAAGATATCTTAAAATTTGATAATATTAAAATACTTATTTAACATATATTTTATAAATGGATATTTATAAAAAACAATTATCTTCTAATGAACTCATATTATTATATTTAAAAGAAATGATAAATCATAATGTTGATATATGTAAACATATCTTAAAAATAAAAAAAGATATTGAAAATAAAGAAATGATAGAATTTTATATTGAAAAAAGTAAACCATGCAGACCATTTAGGTTTGTTAAGTTAAGGATGTGGCCAATCAAGCACGATATAAAGCATATAGCTTCTAAAAACTTTATACAAGATACTAGGAATAATAATATTAATAAGAATCCAAAATTAAAAGATAAAATAAAGTTTATAAATAATTGTATTATCGAAAAATATCAAAGAACCAGATTATTTGATATGTATTTAAAAGGTTATGGGACACATATCAATATTAAATAATTTATATAATAATTTATATTTTTTTTTTATTTATTAGTTTATAATAAATGGAAAAGAAGAAAGAAGAAAAAAAGCCAGTTAGTCAAGTTTGGACTAAAGAGCAAGAACAACTTTTAGCAGAGTGGTCAGAAAAAGCATCTGGTTATAGATGGCTTCATAGTTGTTGTGAAAAAAACTATAGATGCAGAAATTATACATTCACTATTCCAGTTATTATATTATCTACATTGACAGGAACTGCTAATTTTGCAATGGATTCATTTGTCCCCGAAGAACAAAAACAAATAGCAATGGCATGTGTTGGGGGTGTAAATATTTTTGCTGGTATATTATCTACATTACAAAATTTTCTAAGGTATGCCGAATTAATGGAAGGTCATAGACTAGCGTTAGTTTCTTGGTCTAAATTTGGAAGAGATATTGCTGTAGAATTAGCTTTAGAACCTAAAATGAGAAAACCAGCCTTTGACTTTTTAACAGTTTGTAGGGCAGAATTTGATAGATTAATTGAACAATCGCCGTCTATTGATGATGAAGTAACTAAAAAATTTAAAAAAGTATTTAAAACTAATATTAAAGAAGGTCTCCGGGTCCCAGAAATATGTAATGGCCTTCACAGAGTTTCTGTCTATGAACCTAGTCAGGAAGAAAGAGTAGCTTCTATTATGGCAAATGTCGTTGAAAAAGTTAAACCTAAACCAAGGTTGTGGGGTGCTGTAAATGTAGAAAAAGTAAATAAAAGCGAAAATAAACATACTAAGTGGACACCCGATCCTGAAAATAAAAAAGATATTCACGAATTAAAAAATTTAGGCAAAGTATCTATGTTTAAGGATAAAATAAATAGCAATTCAAGTAAAACGGAAGCTGAAAATCCAAATATAGAGTTAAAAGAAATTATTTGTAAAAATGATGAATTACTTAATCCAAATATAGATCAGGAAAAAGAATCTTTAGTAAATAATACTCTAAAACATGATATAGAACAACCTGAAATATTGGAACCTGTAACAGTAGAACTTGACCTAGTATCAGAGCCAGTATCCGCGCCAGTATCAGATCCAGTTTCTGACATAGTATCAGACATAGTATCCGACATAGTAGAACAAGAAATAGTTGACCTTGAGCCTGATCAAGAAGATTCTAAGCCAGAGCCAGAGCCAGAACCAGAAAATCAAGAGTTAGAAGATAATAATAATAGTAATGACAAATCAACACAGAATGATGAAGAAAGTTTTTTAAATGGTATTAATTAATGCAATTTAAAGGATATTATATAAATAAGTTTCATCTCATATACCAATGGTAAGATATATAATCAAAATTACTATTTGTTTCTAGTTTATTCGTATTTTTCCAATTTAATTTTCTAATTTGTATTTTATCAGGATTATACTTTAACATATAGTTAAAATAAATTTCATATTCTGAAGCACCAGAACCTTCTTTATCTGTAACTGTTTTTAAAAATATATTGTAAAATAAATCATTATGATTTTTCTCCATTCCAGAAATTAGTTCATCTATGTATTTTGTCTCAAAAATCATATGATGACAAATACCTGATTTATTTTTATCAATTTTAGTCAATTCTTTATCTAATTTTTCCATATGGTGAAAGTATGGTTTATGATATTCCGTGCCATAATTATACAAACATTTATTATTTTCTACAAAAGTTGTTGGTTTCAAGAAAAATGTATCACTATCAATTACTAAATATTTATCTAAAATATTTGGAATTATTTTACCAGCATATAATTTCAATAATTGCTGCAAATACCATCCATTTCTCTGTAATTTTCCATGATATTTTTGAACTGTTTCTATATTAAAAGGGAAAATATTTTCATTAATTGTAATACACTCGTCAATAACAATCGATGGATCATAGCAAATCAAATAAATGTTTCTATAACCAATAATATTTTTTTTGGTATATGTTATTTGCTGTTCAATAACTGATTTATCATTTGGTCCAACTGGTACAACTATGTCAAAACTCATTTATATATATATATATATATAAATAAATAGAATTAAACATACATAAAAACTTATGAAATATTTTATTTTTAAATAATAATTTATATATAACAATGTCTTATTTTATATCAGCCATAAAATCTGATATTGGTGCATTAGTTTTTCTGCCCCCATTTTTTCCAATTCTCTAGAAACTAAAGAACCTTTACCAGACATGTTTTCATTAAACTGTAATTTTAATTTATTGTAAATAGGACAATATTTTCCATTATCTAACCATTCTGGACTTATTGGTGTATCATCAATTAAAACAATACTGCCTTTATGCAATAAATGTTTAATACAATTAAACTCCTTTAAATGATGTTCTGCAGATGGTAATGGATTTAAAAAATCAACATCATATGAATCTAAATATAAGAAATCTATTTTATCTGTAATTGTTGGTAAATATTTTAAAGAGTCCGAATGTGTTACATTCGTTTTATCGGATGTTTCTTTATTTGTTATACTTACCGCAATTTCATTTAAATCAACGGATAATACTTTACCACCAAAAGAATTAACAAATTTATCCCATAATAAAGTTGATTTAGTTCCGTGTGCAGAGCATCCCGTTTCAACAATTATATATTCATTTTTACCCTTTTTTATTAATTCTGATAACGCTTTATAAATAGTATGATAACATATATGAGTATAAAAAGACCCATTTTCTCCACCAGGTATCAACCTATTATCAACATAATTAGCTAGTGTATTGTGACTTGTTTTACTTGGTATTTTATTAAAAAAAGAATTGAATAAATTATCTAGTTTAACTTGCCTCGCCACATTGTAATTTGTATCCATATTATTTAATATATATATATATAAAAATTATTACTTTTAACCCGCACCATTATTTATAATGGATAATTGTTTAGTAGAATATTCTAATTTAAGTTTGTTTGTTCAAAGTTTTCAATAATTTTATATATTTATTTTCAATCGGATTATCTGTTCTAAAATTTTCCAATTTTTTACTATGTATATGAAGGTTATTAATAGGTATTAACTTATTATTAATTTCAATATAAGGGAAATAATCATTTCTTTTTTCGACCCATTTAAAGGTGTATTTATCATACTTGATTTCACAAGTTTCATTTACAAACCCTGTTGTATCACCAGGTATATTTCTTGGATCAACGCCGCCTAAATATTGGCCAATCGCCGCTCCATCAAATATACTATTAAATTCTTGAAAATTCTCATTATAAATACATTTATCTATAGTGTTATCGATAATTGGAAATGTTTTCACAATGTCTTTATTGTTTAAGTAAAAGTCCGATAAATTAATCATATCGTTTTTTGTAAAATCATAATTTTCAATACATTTTGTAAATAAATCATATTTTGGAATATATATAATTCCTGGAATACATCTATCATTTGAATCCATGGTTATATATATTTTTTTATCAAACTTATAGTTCATATTACTATATAATAAAACATCGTTTTCTAGATGAATTACATTTGTAAGTTTTTTTATTTTGATATACTCATATAATAGAAAGAGACGTTTGGATGTATTATTCCAAAAACCATTTCTAAATTTTTTATCTAATTTTGATTTTTTATCAAAGTTTGTTTGTAAAGTGGCTGTATCAATAACTTTAATTGAAGAACCATATTCTTCTAATTCTTTAAAAAAATCACTATCTACAATAACATGAATATCAAATTGAAATTTAAGTAATTGACTTATATTTTCTTTAATGTACTTTTGAAATGTACCAGTTGAAACTAAAACTATTTGATTTTTAACAGACATTGTATATATATAATGTTTATATCTTTTTTTAAATATTAACGAAGTTTGATATTGATTGGGTTAAAGAATTGAAAGACTTAGCATTGATAAAGGAATGTATTTGTCCAGATGGTTCTGATAGATATAACCATAGGCAAGATCAAGCAGTTCTATCAATTTTATTTTTATATCAAGGTATATATAATGAATTATGTAGATATGTCTCCTCATAATAACTTAATTAATAATTAATAAAAAAAATAGTTATAATATTATATATGCCTTATAAAAAAAATGATAGAAATAAAAATGATGCAATACATCCTAATAATGTAACAGGATATTATTTTGCTGGCACAAGAGATAAAAGATATCCTATTCCAGGAGAAGGTGAAAATAAAATGTATGGTGTTACAGGTTATATAACAAATTGTGGTAGAACAATTGGAAGTGGGAGAGGCGAATGGAATGAATGTATAGATGGATATGATGATATTACATATATTTATAATAAAGAAGGTGTAATAGATGATACATCACAAGCATTTGGCGATGAAACATATAATACCGAATTATTAGCAAATAGAGGTGAATCTAATTTCATAAGTTATACTGCTCCAGGTGCTACGCAAAATCAAGCTGGTAATATATGTCAACAAGGTACTGTAGACGGATGTAAATGTATAAGTAGACATGATAGAAGAGTATGTAGAAGAAATTTAGAAAAAAAACCATATACAGGAGATCCTAAAAAATGTTGTTTAGAAAGTGATACAGATAAACTAATGGAAATGGATTGTGATCCCAAATATTTTAAAACTAGCGATGGATTAGATGTATCAGTAGCTTGTGATGAATTTATTAATACTATATGCCAAGAACCTCCTGCTTATAGTTCAGAAAATTCTGAAGTAAAATTAGATGCAGAGTATCTTAAATTATGTGGATGTAATTATCCAGAAGAATATTATGATTTAATGTCTAAAAGTATAATAGACGATTTTCCGGGTATAACCGAAGGAATGTTAGGGGATAAAGTGTGCTGGGCACCAACATGCACTAAAGCAGATATGTCTGTTCAACCAACATTAAAAAATAAATGTCCCGATAATAATTTTATGAGTTGTATAAATAGTATAACAATTAATAATAGTGGAGTATTTAATGGTATTATTGATGCAACCCAGACAAATGAATGTCAACAAGTTATTGAAGATAGTCGAAGAGATATAGAACAAGGTGGAGGTGGTGGAGTAATAAACCATAAATATAAATGTGTAAATGATAAATGTGTAAAAGATGAAAATGGAGAATATAGTAATAATTTATGTGATGAAGATTGTGAACCTGCTGATCCAGATGATCCAAAAGACCCAAAAGACCCAGAAGATCCAGAAGATCCAGATTATACTTGGTTATGGATTGTAATAGCATTAATTTCTGTATTACTACTTGGAGGAGGAGCCATATTATTTTTTAGTTCAAATGAACCCCCAGTAGAAGTAAATTATATTCAGGAATAATTATATTTATAATTTGAAAAATATATAAAGTTAAAAACAATAATATAATTTAATCTTATCAATGAATGAATTAGATATAAATGCTATAATCCATTCATATTTTCAACAAAAGGATATCCTTATAAGACACCAAATTGAATCTTATAATGATTATATAGATAATATCATTCCAAATATATTAGAACAATTCTTTCCTAAAGAAGGTTTAAATATAGAATGTGATGATCCAAATTGTAAAATCAAGAATATAAAACTATTGGTAAACTTGCCAGATGGTAATATATTAAAAGAAGCATATTGTATTGAAAATAATGGTGTTCAAAATATTTTAACACCAAAACTAGCAAGATTAAGAAATTATACTTATTCTGCTCCATTATATATTGATATTACAGTTAGTGTTACAATTAATGAAGATGGTAATAATATTATTCTGCCTGATAATAAGATTAAAAATGTTCTACTTGGTAAAATTCCAATTATGGTAAATTCAAAATACTGTATGAATAAGAAAAAAATTAGCGATGATTGTAAATATGACCTTGGTGGATATATGATTATTAATGGAAATGAAAAAGTAATTATATCTCAGGAAAGAATTGCAAATAATATTATACAGGTTTTTAAAAACAATAAGAGTAATTCTAAATATATATACTTATCAGAATGTCGTTCATGTTCTGAGAAAATATTTAATATACCAAAATTAACAAGTATTAAGGTTACAAATAAACCAGATAAGTTTAATAATGAAATTCTAGTTAACATTCCAAATATTAAGCCAGAAATCCCTATCATTATCTTATTCAGGTTGTTTGGATGTTTAAATGATAAAGAAATCATTTATAATATTATTGATAATTCAGATAAAGATATTGATGACACAATTGTAAAGGTATTATTACCATCATTTAAAGCAACTGAAAATGAAAGAACACAAAACGATGCTTTTAAATATCTATTTAATTACTTGAATAAGAATTATGCAAATATATCAATTGAGAGAAAGATGTTATTTATTAAAAATAACATAATGAAAAACATTATCCCACATATTACTTCGCGAAAAAAGAAATTATTATTCCTTGGACAAATGGTAAACAAATTAATTAAATCTTATCTGGGTATTACTAAAACAGATGATAGGGATAGTTATTATCATAAAAGAGTAGATACACCTGGTGTTCTAATGGGTTCATTAACATACTTATGTCTAAATAAAATCGTAAAAGATATTAAATTATATATAAATAAAGAGATAACATCTGGAATATGTTTAATTAATAAGGATCTAAGTAAAATTATAAATGAAACTAATATTAGTAAAATCATTAAATCTTCTTATATTGAAACAACATTAAAAAGTTCTCTTGCTACAGGAAGTTGGGGGATTAAAACAGGTTCATCTGATAAGGCAGGTGTTTCTCAAGTATTAAATCGATTAACATATTCTTCATGTATTTCCCATCTAAGAAGGGTATCTACAACTGCAGATATTACAGGGAAATTAATTCCTCCTAGAAAATTACATGCTACATCTTGGGGGATAATCTGCCCAACAGAAACACCAGAAGGTCAATCTGTGGGATTAGTTAAAAATATGGCAATATCATGTCATATTACAAATCAAAGTTCTTCTGAACCAGTAAGATATATATTAAAAGAAATAGTAGAAGATATTGAAGAAATAGATATATATAATTTTAATAAATATAAAGCAGTTTTCATATATATTAATGGAGATATATTTGGTTATACATATAATATTAACGATATTATACAATTTCTTAAAAAATCAAGAGTAGATGGTATTATTAGCACTTATGTATCATTTTATATGGATTATACCAATAATAATTTATATATTTTAAGTGATAGAGGAAGATGTTGTCGTCCATTATTAAAAGTAGAAAATAATAAATTGTTATATACAAAGAAATTATTTAATAAAATTAAAGATGGAATAATTTCATGGAATGATTTAATTATTACACATAAGGTTATAGAATATATTGATATTTCAGAAGTAAATAATACACTAATATGTACATATTCAAAAAATCTAAAAGATAAAAATTATACACATTGTGAAATATGTCCATCTCTAATCCTGGGGGTAGTAGCAGCAGGTATTCCATTTGCCCATCATAATCAATCCCCTAGAAATACATATCAATCAGCAATGGGTAAACAAGCAATAGGAATTCACTCTACTAAATATAATCAAAGATATGATACATTTTCACATATCCTATTTTATCCACAGAAACCATTAATTACAACTAAATATATGAAGTATTTTAATGCCGATGACCTTCCAAGTGGTATTAATTGTATTGTGGCAATTGCATCATACTCGGGATATAATCAAGAAGATTCTGTTATTTTAAATAAAGGTGCCATTGAAAGAGGATTATTCTCCTCAACATTCTATCGATGTTATAGGGAAGAAGAAAAGAAAAATCAATTAACTGGTGATGAAGACATATTTTGTAAACCAGATACAAATAATATATTATTTCCCAAACAAAAGAATTATAATAAATTAGAAAAAGATGGATTTATAAAAAAAGATACTTATGTTAATGATAAAGACATCATTATTGGTAAGATTATGCCAATTAAAAATAATCAATATAGGCATAGAGATACAAGCATTAGTGTTAAGAATAATGAAAAGGGTTATATTGATAGTATTTATATAAATACTAATGGAGATGGTTTTAAATTTTGTAAAGTAAAAATTAGAGCTACTAAATATCCAGAAGTAGGTGATAAATTCTCTAGCCGCCATGGACAAAAAGGGACTTGTGGAATTATATATGATGAATGTGATATGCCATTTACAAAAGATGGTATAGTCCCAGATATCATTGTTAACCCACATGCTATTCCAAGTCGAATGACGATAGCACAATTACTCGAATGTATTTTAGGTAAATCTTGTGTTATGGGAGGATATAATGGTGATGCCACTGTATTTGGAAATACAAATGCTCATGATATATCCGATGCATTAAGTTCATTTGGTTATGAAAGAAATGGTAATGAAGTATTATATAGTGGTTTTAATGGAGAACAACTTAAGACTTCTATATTTATTGGACCAACATTTTATCAAAGATTAAAACATATGTCTGGAGATAAAGTCCATTCGAGAGCTTCTGGACCAGTTGTATCTATGACAAGGCAACCAGCAGAAGGGAGGTCTTCGCATGGTGGTCTAAGGTTTGGAGAAATGGAGAGAGATTGTATTATTGCTCATGGTGGAACTAATTTCTTGAAAGAAAGGTTAATGGATGTATCTGATAAATTTACTTGCTATATTTGTGATAAGTGTGGTTTAATTGGTATTGCATCACCACATAATAATTTATATAATTGTAAGAATTGTAATAATTTTAATAAGTTTTCTAAAATTAATATACCTTATTCTTGTAAATTACTTATTCAGGAGTTACAAAGTATGTCAGTGAATCCTCGATTTATATTAAATAAGAAATAAAAACATTTTCACATACACTTCATACATATTTTTTGTATGTTTATATTTAAAGTTTATTATATAAATAATAAAATAATGAAGAATGAAGAAGAAATAGACCCAAATAATATTATAGAAATTAAGACAGTTCAATCATCTGCTATAAAAATATTAGTTGAAGCTCTAAAAGAAATATTAACAGATGCGAACCTTATATTCGATAAAAATGGTATAAAACTAATTGCTATGGATTCAACACATACTGTATTAATCCATATGAAATTAGAATCTGATAAATTCGAATCATATCATTGTGAAAAAAAAATTACAGCCGGGATCAATATGTTAAATTTATTTAAGTTAATTAAAACAATGAATAATACTGATACTTTATCTATATATATTAATAAAGATGATACTAATAAATTAGGATTGAGAATAAATAATCAAGAGAAGAATACACATACTATATATAAATTAAATTTATTAGATATAGCAGATGAAGAAATCCAAATTCCACCAGCCGAATTTGAAACAGAATTAACTCTACCTTCTTCAGATTTCCAAAAATTAATTAGAGATATGGTTAATATTGGAGAAACAGTAGAAATACAAAGTATTGGGAATTCATTAAAATTAGAATGCAATGGTGATTTTGCAAATCAAATAACAATATTAGGTGAAACACAAAATGGACTTCAATATAAGAGTAATTTAAGTCCAGAATTAACTGTTCAAGGGGTATTCTCTCTTAAATATTTAACACTTTTTACTAAATGCACAAATTTATGTAACAATATACAGCTATATATTAAGAATGATTATCCATTAATCATACAATATACAATCGCTTCACTTGGTATTATTAAATTATGTTTAGCCCCTAATACTAACTAATCAGCAATATGTTTTTTCAATCTACAATTCTCTTCACATATATATGGTTCAAATGTATTGATATTTTTAAGTGTTTCTATATTATCCCTGAACCATATCTTGATAATGTTAAATTCTTTTTTAGGAGAAATTAATATCCCATTAATATTATTGTAATTTTTTATATCATTTTCTAAATTTTCTATAATACAATTCTTAATTAAATTATTCCATGTTGTTAATATATCTTTGCTAGCAACTTTAAATGAAGCACAACTCCCCATTCTATTATCAGGATGTTCCCATATAGGGAATATCTCATCCCTCATTAAGAATAACATTGTATTCTGTAAATTATTATTAGTAACAACTTCTTCTAATAATTTATAATCGTATAAATTATTAATAGTATATAATTTTTTATAGCTATTCATGGACCAATTATTATCATTTATTGAATGATTCCATAAAACCCATGTATTTTGTAAGTTAACCATTATATTATTATATTATTTAAATATTTTTTAAATACTATTAATGAAAAAATAATATATTTATAATAATATAATGTATTTTGATTTATTTACTGTAGTCATATTTGTTGCTTATGTATACATTTTATTTTGTATGTTACAAAAGGATGACTATACTAATATGGTTATTTTAACCCTAATTGCTCTAATATTATTGTGCTATAGAAGAAAATCTAGAATGGAAGGATTTTCTCCTGAAAATATGGCCTATGTAAATGGTGGTGTCCAAAGCGAAGACAATATGGAAAGAAATTTTGTAAATGTTGTTAATGAAGTAGTTGAAAGGAATCCTGCTGAAATTGTATCAACAATTAATGTCCCCAATAATGATCCAGGTCTTTTATATAATAATGTAAGTGCTTGGGATGGATTATGTTTACAAACCGGAAATAAAGAATTCTGGAGTCATTCTCCCAATAATGTTCCATTGGTAAATGATGATACTTTATTTACTGTCCAGGGTCACAGTACCCCATTAAAACCAGTTATTTCAGACCCAACTTCATTAACTGGACCACCTGTTGATGGAATAGATGGTTCTCCAACAAAACTATTTATGCTTTCAAACAATGTATCTTCACCTGACTGCTGTCCATCAACATTCTCTACATCAACAGGATGTGTATGCACTACAGATAATCAAAGAGATTTTGTTGCTGCTAGAGGTGTCCTATAAATTTATCCCAATAATCTTTTATGTATTCTTTCATATTGATCAAAACCCCTTTGATCCCTTTCTTGTAATCTTTTAATTCTGTTTATTTCTTCTTTCTTTTCATTTTCTTGTCTAATTGCTTGATTGCGCAAATCCATATCACTTAGTTTAAAACTAACATTACTTCTTTCTCTATTATAATCTTTCATATTTGTATTTCTATTACTAATATCTACATTATTTATATCTATTAAAGTAGGTTCTTCAAAGGCTTCCCTTAAATCTCTAAATTGAAGACCATTTGTTTCCCCAGTATAACTTTTAACTTTACTAGAACCTAAGTTGACCAATGAATCTATATTACTAGAACATACTAACTCTTGTGGTTCAGAATATTTTTGTATTTGACTCCCTTTTTGTTTTTGTTTAAGTTTTTGAAATTCAGAATTAAATTTATCTTTATTATAACCATCCATTTTAACTTGTTCTATATTTTCGTCTTTTTTCATCCAATCACCATACCCTGTATCATTAAAGTTATCTTCTAATTTATTTTCTTCATATATTTGATTAAATAATTTTACATTAAAATCTTTCATATTAATATTTTTTTTTTCACTAGTTGATTGTTCTTTTATAAATTCCATTGATCCATCTTTAAGATCATTATGTATTTTATCTGTATCTTTTGAATCTATACGTTTTTGTAAGACTTTATATGCTAAAGTAACTAGTTTAAATTGTTTATCCATACCATTATTTTTATCAGGATGTGTTTTTTGAGCTAGTTTTAAGTATGCTTTTTTTAGTTTTTTTGTATCCATTGAATCTTCTTTAGATATACTTAGTATTTTATATGGATCTATCTTGAGTTTATGTTCTTTCTTCTTCCTGTAAGGTTCTTGTGATGCTTTGTTTAAATCTTCTTTTTGTTGAGCTTGTAATAAAGCTTGTATTTGGCTTTGTTGTTTTTGAATTATTCTTTGTTGTTGAACCATATATTGCTTAAAATCTTTATTACCTTCCATATTATTATTTATTATTTAAATTTTCTTTAATAACCTCATAAAATTGAACGACCTTTTTCATAATCAATTACTTCTCTATCTTTTTCTACATTTCTTTTAATTGAACTCTCTAATATATATGATTTCATTCCTATACTATTCATATCGCATAAAGTATTTGATATATCTTTTGGAAAACATGTTCCCCCATAACCTTTCATACCATCTGGACCCGGAACACTCGTATGACTCATCCCTATTCTTTCATCAATAGCTGCATTATTAATAACTTGTCCATAATCTATATTTTTATGTTGACAATATTCGTATATTTCATTGCAAAAGGAAACTTTAACTGATAAAAAATTATTTCTAAATAATTTAACCATTTCTGCTTCCTTATTTTTTATAAAACTATATTTTTTATATTTAATATTACCAGAAGCATGAGATAATTCTAACATTTTTTCTATTTTAACTTTAAAGTCATCATCCTGGTTAGTTCCTTTTATGCCAAAGATCCAATTTTTATTATTTTTAAAATCTTCCATATAATTTTTTTCTGTCAAAAATTCTGGCATAAAATATGTATTAAACATATCTGATGTACCGGGTGTTACAGTTGATCTTAAAATAATATATGTATTATTAAAATCACAATGCTTTTTTAAGTTATCTGTTACATCTTTTATTATGCCTAAATAACAAGATCCATCTTTATTCATAGGTGTTGGGACACATATAAATATTAAATCACAATTTGCTATTTCCTTAATTGTAGTATTTAATGGGAAACATTTAGATGGATCTATGTCATATACTATTATAGATATTGATTCTGACTTTAATATCTGTGTTGCTTTACCAACAAACCCATTGCCAATTACACCTATTTTCATATTATTTTATTTAATAATGAAGATAAATATAAAATTAAAACGCCAGATGTAATTAAATCTATTGATAAACAATTAAATATATTAAATATATCTAAAGAAAATGTAATGTTTACAACAGGTGTAAGAAATCATCAAATGTGGACATCACAATATATAAAATGGACTCATCCTGGAAAAATGATAACATCTGGTTCATTAGGAACTATGGGGGTTGGTGTTCCATTTGCAATTGGTTCAAAATTAGCTAATCCTAATAATATGGTTATATGCATAGATGGAGATAGTTCTTTTACAATGACATCAAATGAATTACAAACTTTATTAGAAAATAATATCCCAATTAAAATAGCAATTATGAATGATAGTAGACAACAAATGGTATATACATGGCAAAAATTATTTCATAATGAAAGATTTATAGGAACTACTAATATAAATCCAGATTTTGTAAAATTAGGAAAAGCATACAATATTAAAACACTTGTATGTTCAAATAAAAAAAATTTAAATAGAACTGTTAAAAATTTCTTAAAATATGAAAAAGCTATTATAGGTATATTTAATGTAGAACCTGAAATGTGCTTTCCATTAGTAGCACCAGGTAAAGCTTTAGATGATATGATAAAAAATGAAACAGATATAAATAATATTAATAAAAATGTAAATGCACCTAATTAAACTTTAATATTTAAATTATTATATAAATTTTTTATTTTAATATCATTATTTATTTTACTTACATTACATTTTTTTAATAAACATCTATATAACATAGCAATTTCATTTTCAGGATGTAAAGTTTCTACAATCATGTTATTAACAATCATTGTTTCATAATTTTCCATTAAAACATTATATAATGGATCACCCATATATTTCATATAATTCAATTTATTTGGAAGCTGCAATGCCAAGTCTCTTGCCATTATTAATTCTCCTTTATATAATATTTTATGATTGCCGCTCATAACAACACTATGATTAGGACAGTCTTCTGCTAAAGCATTTTTTTCTACTCTAATTAATAATTCTGCATCTAATATAGTTTTTGTAATTGCTATTATTTTTTTACCATTAATTGTATGGATATTTTTATTAATTTCTTGTATTTTAATTTCACCTTGATCTGTTTTAATAGGTGTATCTTTAATAAAACATATAGGTGCTGTAGGTATAAAATTCTCCAATGAATTAAAATAATTCTCCCACATTCCCAGTGCTAAATCTGCTTGTGTTGAGAATTGCTCTGTAGATTGACGTGAACTATCATTTATAGTTGTATCTACAAGATTCGTTCTTCCGCGTGCATCGTCTAAAATTACACTTGAAATGTCTGCGGATGTAAAAACTGGCATTTTCATAATATATATTATATATTATATAATTTTTTTATATTATTTACTTATTTATTAATTGAAGAAGTTTTTCTTTAAATTTATTTTCTACATCTGATGCACAAATTTGTTGTTTCCAATATGATAAAATTAATAAAACATTTTTATGTGTTTTAATTTCAAGTCTATCATAATTTATATATTTCGTATCATCATTATTGAGACATGCTTTAACATCATTTAATATTTGTTTAATATCTTCTTCAAAACCTTGTATAGTAACAGGTAAGTTAAATTTATGTAAAGCAACATATTCATTTATTGCTCCCGTAATCATAAGATCATTATTATTAGGAGGGTCAAATGTATTACCTATTGCTAATTCATATGTAGACCCAGAATTTTTTAAATCTTCTTTCATTTTTTTAACACCTGATTCATAATTTTTTACAAATTCACTATATAATATAGTATTATATTCAGTATATTTACAATATAATGTAAAATAATTTTGAATAAAACTATTAATTATATAGTCTTTCATTTGAATCATATTTTTAATTAATGTATAATCCGAATCCCCCCCTTCTTCTTCTTGTTTTTCTATTAAAGAACCAATATTATCAAAATATTCATAATTATTATAAAAAGATAGATCAACATTATCATTAAATAAAATTGGGATACCTTTATAATTAGATATATCTAATTGGCCTGAAACACTTGATAGATAATTTGATATTTCACCATTTCCCCGTTTTATATATTTAATATTTTTAGGTTTGAATTCTGTAAAATTGGAAAACATATCACTCTTAATAGTAAATAAATATTGATCATAAAATTTATTTGGTTCTAATGCAGATGTGTTAAAGTAAGGCGCAGACGAAGTTTCTGTAAATATATCTTTTATATCATTATAATCTTCTATTTCATAATTATTTGTATTTTTAGGAATGATATATTCATTAAATAAATTGTGTAGTTTATCAATATTTTCATTTAAATTTAATGCATTTAATTGATCTTCTGTATATATTAAATGATTAGAAAATTCTCGCATACTATCTAAAACCATATCTTTTTTAACATTATTTTTTATATATTCACTAAGTAAAACATCATGCTTATTTCTTATTGAATCTATATCTTTAGATATTTTAATATCTGTGCTAGTGGGAGGTCCATCATTCATTATATTAATGAAAGTAGGTCCATCATCACTTTCATCCCCAGGTTCTTCACGACTACTTGTTTTAAATGCTTCAAATGCTTCTGTATAAGTATTTATCGAATCTTTATATTTTTTATAAAAGTCTAAATTAATTTCACCTGGATGTGTATCAGTTGTTATACTATTAGTAGTATCACTAGATGAATTAAGAATAGAATTAAATAAATCATCAAAATAATCGTCAGTTACAGGTATTGTTGTTATCATATCATATTCATGATAATTTATAATAGCTCCTTTTGTTTCAAATAATATACTTAATGCCCATAATAAAGAATTTTCGGAAGTTACCGAACCACCTGTAAGAGTAGCAATATTATCTGGATTCCCTATTCCAGGCATATTCGTGAATGTTAAAGTATAATTTAATTTAATTATTACATACTGTAATAGTGGTAACATATCTCTCATTTTATTTGAACCAATATCATAACCACTTAAACACCTAGAAACTTCTGTATATATCATACCTATAAATGATTTTAAAGTTGTCACATTCCATCTTCTATTATATGGTAATTTTCCAGCTTTATCTGGATTTCCACCTTCTCCATAACATATATCATGTATTATTTTTCTAATACACACAGATTCTAAAAATAATTTATTATATGAATTTGATTCATTTAATAAATTTCTAAATTTTGGTTGATATGTATACCAGTTTGTATCAAATGTTGCAATTTTCCCTAATGCTTTATAATCATTATCTAATTCTATGTAATTTTTAAATAAATCTTTTAATTCTGCTTTACAACCAGGGAAATATATAAATTCTTCATCATTATTTATTATATTTTTATCATATATTCCTCCTCTAGTCCATTTTTTTCCTAAATGAATACCCCTTTCTTCCAATAAATCCCATGGATATTTGACTCTATTAGGGGTTCTAATATAACCTTCACTAGTTGTATATTCTTTAACTAAATTAAAATCTACAGGTATTGGTAAGCCAGGTCTATCCTTTTTATACCATTTCTGAGCTTTTTCTATTAAATCTTCACTATATTTATCTTTATCTAATATTTTATCAAAATTTGTTATATTTATATAATTTACGCTTCGATTTCCATAATAATTTACAATCTCTTCTTGAAATTTAGAATATTCAGGGTCTAAGATGCTAGAAACAGAAACTGTAAAACTAACATTTGCATATGTATTTTCATATGTTTCTGATACATAAAAAGTTATGTTCTTATTAATATTTATATCTGTATTTAAATTATTTAAATCGTCCATAATATTCTTTACATCATATACTACATTTGTTTCACTATATATATCTTTCATTGAATTAAATGGATTATTTTTTCCATATATATCTTCTAAATTTTTAAAATATTTATCTTGCAACTGATCTGATCTTGTTTTTAATTGTTTTTGTGCTTCATTTAATTCATCTACTATTTTTTGGAAGTGTCTATTATTATCATCATCATATCCCTCTCTTATATTATTCGTTTCTATAAATTCTTCTTTATATTTTTTGAAAACAACACTAAAATCTTTTATTTGATCATATATTTTAGACCATATTTCATTAATTCTATTATCTGGATCTAATTCTCTTATTTTCAGGAAAGTTTTTAATATTTTTGCATATTCTCTATTATTTACTGAAAATACATTTAATTGACCTAGATAGTAATCAGGAAGCACATCAAGCCCAGGGGCGGGACTATTTATTACAGCAGATAAACCGTCGATTAAATTCTCGGTTTTGTATACCTCTTTAAATGTCTCCAGTAATTTATCGTTATTAACAACATTAGCTTTATACTCTTCATATGTTAAAGAAGCATTATTACTTACTTCTTCGGCTAATAATTCTTCTATTTTATCAATATCTATAAATATCCTATATGTAGGTCCTTTATTCTGATCAGTATTTCTTTTAGCACATCCTGCTTCTTTCCAAATCGTTTTTTTATTCTGTCCCTCGTTCTCTTCCCCTTCCAATGATTTTTCATATGGAATAAAAATATTATCATAAGATGTATCTAAAGGAGATCTATTATCTGATATAATAAAATTATATAATGGTTCATAAGATTTTATAGTTTCAAATACTTTAGATATACCATCCATTAATTCTTCTGAAGATTTTGAATTACCATTTAATATATTAAAATTTATAGGTAATTTGAAAAATTCTTTATTACTTTCATTATCATAAGATTTTATATATTCATCGCAAAAGTTTATAAATTCGTCAGCCCCTTTATGGGAAAAATATACATATTTAACAAAATCTTGTAAATATCTAAATTTATTATCAATTACACTTTCTCCAGAAATGTTCGTAATTTGTCCTATATTAATAGAATCTAAATCCCACTGATTATAATAGTTGGATGTTAGTTTTTCCCCTTCTAAGTAACTAATTAGTTCTTGAACTACATTGTTATTATTTTGTGATTCTATATATGCTTTGTAATTAGTCACGTCACTGTTGTCACCTGATAAACTTGAAGATATATCTATAAATTTTATTATTAGGTCGTAATAATCTTTAATTATATTTTTACTTTTATTTATAATTTCATTTAATATAATAGGATCCATCCTACTCATTATAATTCTTTTATCATTTTTATAAGACAGAGTTTTAGAATTTACAGCATTTATCGATACAAAATGAGTATCTTCGCCATTAACTGATAATAAATTTTTAGGTGTAAATGCAAATGTATAATTTTTAAACTCATCTTGCAATTTATTTACATTTTCAGCCGCTTCATTGTGTCTTTTATTTAATATTGTATAATCAATATCTGCAATATTACTAAAATCAGGATCAACTATTTTATTATATGATTTTTGATATATCCCTGCATTCTTTAAATTATTGTATAAATTATTGTCCATATCATTGAAATTAAGTAAGGATGAGCCTATACTTAAAGGTAAATTGGTATTTGAATCTATAATTGGTCCAATTATTGTATAATTTAATAATTTATATTTTCTATTTATATTTTTATTAGCTATTGGCTCTACACATGTAAATGCTTTTTTATAGAATCCTTTATATATATCTGGATCATAATCCATAAATAATTTAGAATCTATTGACACATTTTCTGTTGGGAATAATTTATTTAGATATGTGTCATTTGAATCTATCTCGTCTGGATCGCTACGAGATTCTGGTAAACTTGGTATACTATTTATGAATAATTTTAATTTTTTAGCTTCTGATGTTCGAATACTTAATGATGTAGTTGAAACATTTTCTGGTAAATTATCATAATCACTTAATGGACCTTTAATAGATTCATATAATTTTATATAATCTTTAGTATTTAAATTATAAGCAGCGTAAGCTAATTCATTATCTACATCTTTTTTAGATATATTTACAGTTGTAAAATTTACAGGTAATTCTCCTGATGTGTTTTCAAGTATAGGATTTCCAAATAATGCCTTATTTCTTACTTCTGTAAGAAATATTAATGAAGTACGATCAAATTTACTAAAATCATTTATAACATTATTACTATTTACAATATTCATAGGTTTGTCTTTTGTTCCATTTAAAAAGCCATCCCATTCTACTCTACATTCACCCCCCCCTTCTTCAGCTGATAAAAGACCACATCCTTCTGTAAGATCTTTATCTTTGCCAGCAACTTTACCTTCCATGTCTGCTAATGTTGCTGGACGTATTTCTCCAGTTTTGAGATCTTCAATAAATACCATTCCCATCGATTTTCCAATATCACAAAATTGTTCTTCAGTTAAATAAGATCCGTCCATATCAACAATATTTTGTTCGCTTATACCCGATGCTCTATTATAAAAACCAACATTTGTTTTTGATTCTCGTAATTCTGCAAGTGCTTCTGCTTCACCTGGCACAGCGACATCGGGTAAACTACTATGCCGAACCAATGTACCACTCACTTTATCTGTAGATACACCTAATACATAAGATCGAGCATTCATATCTAAATATCTTACAAGCATATAAGGATCCGCATTAGCTCCTCCAGATTGTTCATATATACCAGTCGCTATACCATTTAATAATCTTTCTCTAGTAGGGAATAATAAATTTGAAGTTGCAGTTTGTGTTGGATCGTTTAATTTTATTCCATCTAATTCTACGTTTCCTGAAATTTTATAACTACCTTCTTCAAAAAAAGCATCTTTTGGTCTAACACTTACATCTTCATAAGTTAATGCAGTATTTTCACTTGGCACTTCGTATAATAATTTTCTCATAAAAAATTTATCATCAAACATCGTTGTATAAAATGCAGCATTTAATCCGTCATATGTTTCCTTACTTGCCATTCTAACAACCCTTAGTTGAAATGAAGTATCAGTATCACCTTCATCTTCAAAATCAAAATCTCTTTCAAGATCAACATCAATGGGAGGACTATTAGTCATTATAGGAGATCGAGGGTACCCTTTCTTTTTAATTTCTTGAATAAAAGCTCTGAATCCATATTCAGTATCTTCTATAGTAGGATAAGTTAATGTTTTATCAGTAACAGATAAACCAGTTCCAGTTCTTTCTCTACTATATTTATCAAATTCAGTGGCCAATGCTTCGCGCGCTGATTGTAAATTTTTTACTTCACTATCGAGAGATCCCTCTATTTCTCTAATTTTACTTCTAATATCTGCATTTTGTTCTGTATAATAATCTAAGACTTTATTACTTAACCTTGCCCTTAGTTCTGGTGTCAGAGCTGCATTAAGAACTCCATTAGATGGTTGTGCATCTTCTGGGGATATAAATATATTTATTAAATCTAGTAATGCAGGATATCTTGAATTTGTGGGTCTTTCTAAATCACTTTCTAATTTATTAAGAATGTAATCATCAAAATTTAATTGATACCCCTGTAATTCTTCTAAAAATACCTGCGGTAATTGGACTTCTGTATCTCCCTCTAACCAAGGGATAGTTTCTATTCTATCAGCGCCATTAGCATTTTTAATGTTCACTCCTTTTCTAAGTGTTCTTAATAAAGATTGAGCCTTAACTAATTTAGGGGATTTTTGTAAACTGTTCTTATAAATGCTTTGTTGTGCTTCATTTTCTTCAAGTTCATCTTCTAAAGGTTTTGATTGTTCTTTTCTTGTTTCTCTTAAAACAGTTAATCTTTCTAATTCATCATCTACAAGTTTTTGTGCTTTAACTATTTTACCAACAGCATTATTAGTTCTATTACATTCTTCGAAAGAAAATTGTAGATGATGAAT